GCAAGATTAAATAAACATTCTTTAAGTGGCTCAGGACCAGGTGCTTTACCACCTACAGTAATTAACTGAGCCCCTTTAGGACGAATATCTCTGAAATCAAATACGGGGAGTGGTGCTCCTTGAAAGTATGCTTTACATAGCATCCTAACAGCATCAGCCCATCCTTCAATACTATCACCAACCAAATACCTTTTATGTTTAGTTGGAACTTTAATTTCAGGTAGTTTTTCAATGTGGTGGTTCTGTACACTATATCCTACTCCGCAACCAGACAACAATAGGAACATTATTTCACTGAATGCACGCCAGTCATCAAGAGGAAGAAAAGAGCAATTAAATATACGAGCATTATTAAGCTCAATGGGCTTACCAGCGAATTGCAAACTGCGCATTGAAGGCAATACTTTTTTAGCATATACCAGTTTGTAAACTTCTTCGATTTCATCTTTTAGGTTTGGAAATTTAGTTTGATGCATTTCTTTGTTACGCGTAACTAGTTCTTCCCATGTCTCTCTTCTTTGCTTCTCAGGAGTATATTTGGCGTACTTCATGTACGTGGTAATATCACTGAGAATACTTTGCGTTACATCCATTGTTTGTTTTTTAAATAAGTGATTTGATAAAATTGCTATAAGTTGTCTTTGGGTTCATACCCACATAACGTTGAACGGCTTTACCGTCTTGTTCTATAATTACAGTAGGAACAGAAGTAATGAAGTACTCTTGAACAGGTTCAGGAGAAGTATCAACATCAATAGTTTCAAAGGAAACATTTGGGAATTCAGTTTCCATTTCCGAAAAAAGAGGAGCAAGCTGTCTGCACGGGCCGCACCATACGGCCGTGAATCGTTTAACCTTTACCATAATTTTTATTGTTGTAGTTATAAATATAGTATATACTGTGATTAACTTTCAAGTCTAAAAAACTTCTTTTGAAGCATTTGTCTTTCTTCAACGTCAACACTTGAAAAGTCATTTACAGGTTTACCATTAGAAGTTGTTTCAATATCATCATCATCAATCGGATTAGAATCTACTTCTATAAATCCATTTGATGTGTTGATTTTGGTTTTAAAGGTCATTCCATCGGCTCCATATCTATTTTTCATAATATGAAAACGACCTGTACCCTCAATTTTGTCTTTACGTTTACGAGCTAATGAAATAATAATATCACCAATCATAATTTTTTCATATGATCCCGCTGCATTATCACCTTCAATAATATCTGATTTAGCAGCACCTCTATTTGCTTGAGATGGAGATATTAATGGTATACCTTTTTCTTTAGCAAACGCTTTAGCAGCAACATAAACATCATCAATTTCTTCTTTACGATCTTTTCTAGAACGTGTACGCATATAATCCAAATAGTCTATAATAATCATATCTGGTTTAAATTCGTTTTGATGTTCTAATTGCTGGAGGTGAGCTTCAATTGTATCAAATGATGCTCTTTTAGGTGGGTATTCTTTAATAATAACCTTACCTTTTACTTTACCTACTATTTCATCTACTTCTTTACGATGTAGATGAAGTTTATCTACTTCAATACCAGAGAAGATAGCATCGTAACGTTTACCAACATATCCTTCACCCAATTCAAGTGAATAGTGTACTACATTATACCCTAATGCTGCGGCATAAGCACCCATTGCTGATATAGCCCATGATTTACCACCACCAGGGTTACCAAACATAAGTACCAAATCACCTTTACCATACCCACCTTGAGTCAATTCATTAAATGTAGACCAAGGGAATGGAATTGTATTTCTATCATCTTCACGATACCTAGCTTCGATATCTAGATTATAATCTAGACCCACAGTTTTGTCTTCACCTGACTTTACTGCTTTACTAATTAGTTGAAGGATACTATCAAAATCGTTTACTTCAAGTAGTTGTACTGAATTTAGGATTGCTGTTTTAACTTGTTGGTTACGACAGAATGAACTGAATTCAGCTTCAACCCACTCAATATCACGTTGATCAGCCATTTTATAGGCGTCTTTAAGTGCCTCTACAATTGATATTCTCAATACTTCATTTTCAATCTTTTTCACCTCAATAGACATTGTTTCTACTGTAGGTGTAGTATGATATTCTGAGAAGTATTTTTGAATGTATTCAACAACCCATTTGTGTGCTGATGATTCAAAATATTCTGAATCTAGTGAATCAATAATATTGATTAAAAACTGTCGTTGTGTTAGGAGAGCACCCAATACTTTGATTTGGAATGCTGACCCGTATTGATTTAATTTACTTAATGTAGTCATAACCTAAATTTATTTGAAAGAATTTGGATAACCAAATAATTGAGTTAACCACGATTGTACATTAGGAATACTTTCTCCTAATTTATCATTGTGATATAATTGCAAAAATATAGGTATATTTAATTCATAAGAATTAGTAAATGCTTGTTTAACTAACTGTTTGTTATCCGGTGATAAAAAATCTCCATCCAAAGACATCAGCCTTCTATTAATTTCTAGTTGATGTCTTCTTTCTACAACAGATAAGTATAACTTGTTTTCATTGATTAGTTCAGCGGATTTTTCTATTATACTCTCTAAAGTAACTTTATTACCTGTTAACTCAGGAAACAATTTGATTATTTTTTTAGGACCCAAACCACTAATACCAGGAACATTATCAGATTGATCACCTAATAGTATTTTATAGTTGATAAAATTATCACTACTAACACCATATTCTTCTTGTACTTCTTTAGGTGTGTATATTTTCTTTTTAGTAGGAGAATATGCTGATGTTTTGTCTGATACTAGTTGCAGGAAGTCCTTATCAGCAGACATAATAGTTACTTTTTGAGTTTCTTCGTGTAACTCAAATTTAGTAGCTACATATCCAATAATATCATCTGCTTCTAAACCATCAATACTAATTACAGTTACAGGTAGGCATTTTAAATATTGAACCAATCTTTCCATTTGGTTACTGATGCTTTCCTGTTCTTCATCCTTAGAACTAAAAATATCATAATTAGTAATACGGCTCGTATTGCGATTTGCTTTATAATCAGGGAATAAGTTACGCCTAGCATTTGAACCTCCTACGCCATCGAATACAATGACAATTTTAGTTGGGTCTACCATTCTAATAGCATAACCAACTGATTTTAAAAACCCGGTAAGACCACCTATATGGTGGCCATCCGGGTTTATGTGGTTTACCATAGTGAAGTTTCTCAAGAATGTATTGAGACCGTCTATGATTAAAATTGAATTGAGTTCTTTGCGTATATCAGGTTGGATGTTAGAGAGTAATTTTTGGTATTTACTCGACATCAGCTTCAATTACGTCTTTAATATTTTCGTTCATTTCATCTTCTTCGACAACATCAAAATCAGTTGAACCAAGAATTTGAAGCCAATTACTAGAATTAGCCTTTTTATACTCGTCAATTGCTTTTTTATCGTCTTCAATAAATCCGTGAACGGTCATTACTGTTGTACCTTTTGTTTGTACTCCGGTAATATGATTCTTGTCTACTGAGATTTTGGTGCGTTTAGCAAACTCAACATCTTTACCATTTTTAGTTGCTTTAATTTTACTTGTACCACTATTAGTTACATTACCAAATGTTACTACAAGTGATGAATCAAAGAACATGGTATCACCGCCTTTATTTTTAATTTTAGGCATTTCCATTGGTACAGATGGTTTAGCTACCCATACTTTATTTACAGCAATAAACGTATTTGTATACGGTTTATTTTCTTTACGTGATAATGTAATTTGCTGATTGATAAAATTACCAAATGTTTGAGACATTGCTCCCGCGTTCCATTCATTATTATTACTAGATTTTTCAACACTTAATCGGCATGGAATAGATCCAACTGAATCCCATAGGAAGCAAATATCATATGGTAGTTTGCCTTTAGCTTGTTCATTTAATAGATCAGCCATAAACGCACCTACATCTTCAATTGTGTTAAGTGAGCCTCTGTCTACATAAATAAAGAATCCTTTATAATCTGTAATTTCACCTGTTTCTTCATCAATTACAGGTTGCATTTCAAATCCCATTGTTTGAGCATGTTCCCAATTCCATTTCATCTCAGTAACAATAAACACAGGCAATATACCCATCTTTTGTGCTGCTACTGCTGCTTCAAGCATGGCTGTTGTTTTGCCAGTATCCGAGTGACCACGTAACAAAGTTATGTGGCCCATCGGAATACCAGGCAATGACAGTACATCTTGGAATGCTTTAGAAAGCGGAATCCAGCGTTGTGGTTTGAACTTAACAGACTGATCTAGAAATTTGGATTTTTTAAACGAGTCAATGTCGAATGACTTTTTAAGTGACTCAGATACCACTGACGTTAAACTGTCTTTACTTTTTGCCATTATTAATCGTTAAATAGGTCATTAAATTTATCTGCATTACTTGTTTTAGCAGGTGCTGTCTCGAGTGAATAAGCAGGTGTTACTGGTTTATTCATTTCAGCAATAAAATCATCACTACTTTCTACTTTAGGTGCAGATGGGGTTTCGGATGTTGATTCATCTTCAGGATTTAACCACTTAGTCAACACTTCTTTAAGTTGATCATAAGAGTATTTACGATTAATAGCAAGGATATCAGGTTGTTCTTCAAGTGCTTTTTCTACCAATGTAGCATCTTCAGAAATCGGAGTTGATTTTACTTTAGGACGAAGAGTACATTTAATACCTTTCCTACCAGCAACCATATCTTCAGTTGCTTCGATTGTAAAATCACGACCATCAGTGATATCTGTAAAATCACCATAATCATCATCAGCAGCAATGCCAAGAAGTTGATCATGGGTCAATTTACCAAATTCCCACAAACGAGCACCCAAATGTTCTTCACCACGTACTAGTACAGCTGCAAAGAAACGAGATTTAGGGCTAATTTTGTTTGCCAACTGCCAATCTTCTTTATCAGATGATTTACGAAGATTTTTAGCGAAATCAGCAATTGGATCAGCTTCTTGCCAATTGGTAAGAGCTAAAATTGGTCCTTTAGCAAATCCATAATGGAATTGTACTTCACGAATAGGCCATGATTTATCATACTTGTTAGGTAGGATACGTACTTGATACTTACCGGCTTTTGGTTTGAAGAAAATTTTACTGTAATCAATTTTTTCACGTTGTTGCCCTTTATTTTGAGCAGCGGCTAACTTCTGCTTTACCAGATTAAGATCCATAACTATTATAATTTAGAATTAAATATAAGATTGTTTGTTTGGCCGACCAAACTATTTAGTCGCTTCTTTTTTTATATCATCAGCAATACTATGTGCTCTATTGGCAACAGACTTTAACATTGATTCATAACTAGCCGCTGAAGCATACCTATTACCTGCTGTATTTATAAAATTAGAAATTAAATTACTTGGTGATTGTCCTGAGAGGTAATCTGTAGCTACTAATTCGTAGTAGGCTTTTATTGCATTGTAAACACTTGAAAATTTTCTATTTTTTCCACTATCTACGTTTCCTATATTGTATGGGTTCTTATATTTTATTGGTCTACTATTTTTATTATCATTTCCAATTCCTCCTTCCACAACTAACTGTGCTAATGCTAATTCTGGTGGGACGTATTTTTTTGTAGACTTCAATACATCAGCAGCAGCCTTCGCCATCATATCTCCTGTTATACCAAGTGGATTTGGAGACCTTTTATCAATGAATGCTTGACATACTTCAGCATATAATTCTATTCCTTTTTTTTCATTTAAATTAAAAAATGAAAATCCTGGGTTTGCTTTTTCGTATTGGGATTGGATATCTACTGATATTGGCTTGTCAAGGTCTTTATTACGATTAAGATAAGCTGCCCCTCCAGCAGCTGTTGCAACAGCTGTTGCAAATAAAGGGGCAATAAGTTTTGATTTAAGACTTGCTTCATCAACTTGTTGTTGCTCTTTTAAAACTTGATTAGCTATATCTAATAGTTTAATCATTAGTGATTAGATAAATCTATAATCTTATGAATAGCAGTGTCTAATTTGCGTAATTCAGGGCCAGTATTGAGTAATATGCAATTTTTATAATCAGCCCAATTAACAATAAATCTAGTATCTAACATACCATCATTTAATGATCTAATTAAAGCATTAAGTGCATTAATAGTATATAATGTATTTGATTCTTTCTTACGGTGTAATAAAATTGTATTAGGTAATGGACTTTCAGCTACATTACCTGTATCAATATTATATGTACACATCAATTCCTTGCTTTGAGGTGACTCAAGGATGAATACTTTATTATATAGTATTGAATAACGACGGTTAATTGTGCTAATTGTAGCATCAAGTTCGTCTGGTGTGGTAAAGGTACAGAATAATTTGTTCAAGTCTAAAAATATATTTTCCATAATAAATATTTAAAGGTTAATTAAGCCGTGATATGATTTGCCTTGCTTTATACTTACAGGATATTCTAGGATTTTGGTTAGGTCGGATATTATATTACCATCTTCTTTACTATAGTCGAATAAAAATGCATCATATGTGTATAATACTAATTTGGTTTTTTTATTTTCTAAATCTAAATAGTCTAATACTGATCTAAGTAATTGTACATTAGTTGATGTTTCATAGCTCTGAACAATATAGTTGAATAATTTATTGCGAGTAATGTTTTCATCACCACGTATAAATATCTTATTAGCAGATGAATATGAATTGTCGTATTGATAAGTATCCCATATATTATCAATAAACATATTTACTTGTTTAAAGAAGGGTTTATCTTGATATTCACTCCAAACACCACCATATAATTGTTTAAATGTTAATTCTTTAGCTTCTTGTTTAGATACACCTAATATTTCACCAAGATATTCATATGTGTTTTTATCTTTAGGAAACTCAAAATTAACCATTTCACCAATCAATCGTGGGTGATATCCTTGAAAATCGATTTCAATAAATGCATCATTTTCTGGTTTGTAGCATGTGCGCTCGCCATTATCTTTATTTAATGCTGCAAAGTTAATGTTATTAAATGTATTAGATGGGCGTGAGGTGGTTGTGTATAAATTATATTGAGTATATATTCTGCCCTTACTAATATTAAATTCGGGATGGTCAATCTTATCTTTATAGTGTTCTATAAAGCAGTTTTTATCTAATTTAATACCGTTTTTTTCAATTTTATAAAATATATCTGTGGTGTTGTTATTTTGAAATTCAAACTGTAGAGTAATAGGATTATTTTTAATTACAGGCAGTGTTGCTTCAAATATCTTTTCACATTCTTCAAAATGTTTACTAATTGGTATTAAACAACTTATATTAGGTAAATTTCTATGATGCATGTAATAGAAATCAAGACACGGAGAATCAGATAATGCATCAGTTAAATCAACAAATTTAAGTAAGTGAGCATCAAATAACTTATGTCTAATAGGATAAACCCAATGCATAGCTGCTTTCTTATCTAGTAACCATAATCGGCCGTTATTAGATAACCATTTTACAACATCAATTTGATTTAACTTAAATGCTTCGTTGTGATCAATACACAGCATGTATCCTTTTCTCCCATCAAGTGGTCTAATATAAACTAGACTTAGTTGAGTAAGCGAAGGATGAAAATTACTGTTACGTGGAATGAGATGAATGAAGCAATCTTCAAACGGACCTAATTTATCTAATTGATCTTTACGTTCAATAATATAAAACATATTTCAAAACCTTTATCCTTAAATATAATAAAAAAATTTATGCCTGCAAACTTTCATCTGAAGAAGTTGGGGGAACATATCCTTGGATATATGTTCCTAAGCCTGGCATTTTTTTATTTAGTTCTGCTATTTGTTGATTTGTAAAGTTAAATTGGTATTCTACTTCTAAAGTTTGATACAATGGATCTTGACTAAGTTTATAAAAATCAACTTTATTTATTTCTTTAATAAAGATAGGAGTTATATTTAATTTTTTTGCAAAATATCTTATTTTATATCCATCTTGAAAATCAACATCAGTTGGTACAAAGGGTATAGATGTAGATTTATTTTGTTGTATTTTTACTTTAGTTAATTTTCCGTATGTTGACGTTGCGGGATTAGCTAGTAAAGGGTCTACTTCTGAGGAATTATTTTGGATTAATTCTTTTGAGTTAATATTAAATTCTTTTCCTGCATAGAATCTACTATTTATTTCATAATAATACCCTTGATAGTCTTTATAGGTATCTTTATAAATAAATTTTCCTCCTATAGTATATAAATTATCTTCTATAATGTTAGATGGGATTATCATTTTTTAATTTTTTTATCCACCAGAAAATGGACTATTAAATAAAGGAATACCTCCAGAAGTAGGGGCTGGACCTCTTAATGGAGATCCATTTATAGAAGACCCAACTGCTTTTTTAAATACATATACTTCAAAAGGTCCAGGAAGAGAAGAATAAACCATGCCTGTTCCATAATTAGCTATTTTACTAGAAGCCCATGGAACCCCATTACTACCATTTAATATACCACCTGTATAAATTTGAGTATGTCCATATTGGTAAGCATTGGGGTGGGTAGATGAAGGTATTACAGATCTATAGTTAATTATGTCTCCTGCTTGCCACGGTCCACTTCCTCCCCCATTATTAATTATATTAATTAGGTCGGCTTGACTTATGGTTCCTATATTATATTGTTTATATCCTAAACGTTCTAAACTAAGTCTATAACCGAGATCATTTGCATTTCCTCCACTTCCTACTAGAGTTCCAGAAGGTGCCTTATTATTTAAAGCCTCAGTATATGCTCTAGCTAAATTGTATGTGTAACTAGCACATACTCCTTTTACTTCAGGATTATTACCAAATATAGCATTTCCTGCTATTAACATAGCTCTTGTATCTCCAGCTAATCCTGGAGGGATTGCTGATGGTTTTATAGCAGCATAATTGGAATTATTTTGAACATATGCTACTACATTTTTTATTGCTATAGATGACCCTCCAGGTTCATCTAAAATAATATATTGACAATTTATAGTAGTAGTCCAATCATTATTTTGAATAGAATGTTTTAGTTCTGTAACTAAAAATCCTATCTTAGTACCGGTTCCTTTATCCCCTTTATATCCTGTAGGAAGCATTCGATCAGGAATTCGAAACATATTTCCTATTATTATCCCTCCTATACCATCTACTATTAAAGATAATTTGGTAGGAATAATACCTCTATTTCTGTTATTATTTTTAAAATTATTTTTAAAATAATTAATAATATCTCTTAAAGCACCAGAGTATTTAGCAGCTTCATTTACATTAACTGTTGTGTCTTTTTCTTCTTCAGTACCAACTGGGATTTTATCGGGGTCTCCAATGAAAGTTGTTAATATTTCAAGGTTACCTTTAAAAGCCCCAGATTCCTTTTTAAATCGTTCATTTGGGTCTTTAATAACAGGCCCAGGAACAATTTTAGCGGGCATTATTCTATCTGTTATATTCTTATTAAAGTCAATTAAGGTACCACTATCAGAACCAGGCGCTCCAGCTTGAACTTGAGCACCAATTGCTACTATTGCACTTTGTTCAGGAAATATTTGAGATTCAAAGCTATAACTTCTAACTATAGAACCGTTTGGTGAATCAACTTTTTGCATTTCAAATACAAAAGCATTATCATATGCTTCTTTTCTACCCACAGCATCCACATAGTTAATATCTATAATTCTAATAACGTTTCCCTCCATGGGATCACAATGGAGAGATAAATTAGCAACGTTGCCTATAGAATCATTAATACCTGACAATATCCCTTTAATAAGGGTAGCTAAGGAGATATCATTTTTTTCTTTTTTATCTAATGCTTCTACATTTTTATCTGTAACTAGAGAACGTATAAAATTTAAATTTACAAAAATATTTCCTATAATTCCATATTGTGATTTATTTTCTTGCCATTCATTGTTATAAAAATATCCTTTATTTTTACTTATTGCTGTTTGTATAAAGGTTTTAAATCTATTCCCATATGTTGAGGATATGCCTAGATTCTCACTTGGATTTTCCCACGCTGGGTTTGCTATTAGGCAGATTGAAGGGTTGGTGGATAATTGAAGAGTATGGCCTAAGCATAGTAAGGGTTGACCTCCTGCAGATCCAGTAGGTAATGTAGTTAAGGTAGAGGAATTAGTATCTAGTTTAATATATGGATTAGGATCGCCACTAGCATCGGTAGCATGTATTAAAACATATCTGTTTAATATATTAACAAATGATTCTAAAGTAATATAAATAGCTACATTTCCCGCAGCTTCAGTATTATTGTTTTCAGGGCTAGCTTCTTTTATAGAAGATTTATATAGGGTATAAGTAACTTTAGTATCTCTTTCAATTACTTCATATATACCTTCTTTTATTTCTACTTTATCTTTATTCTTAGCAGTTTTAGTCAATTCATATAATTCAGCACATATTCCCGATATTACATTTTGTGAGTAAGCTCCAGATATTGCATTTTGAACTGATGAAAGCCTCGTTGTATCATTTGCTATTAATCTATTAGCTAATATTCCGTTTGTTTCTACAGAGGGGATATTAAATGGAGAGAAATTTACTTTTAATGAATCCATTATTTCACCAATAGTAATTATGGTTGTTGAACAATCATAACCACCATCGGGGCGTGCTTTCCAACTATAATTTTGGATTTTACCGTATGTTGCTTCATAATTACCACCTTCAGATTTTGTAAATAATTCTTTATAAATTTGATCTTGAGAAGGAGTTTTGCTAATTATATCAGTATAGCTAATTTGAGATGAGATTGACCCACCGCTAGTTAAATAAGGAGCCCATCCCCATTCTATCAATACAGTATACCCTGGGCGCATGTATAATAATTCAAGGTCTTCTAGTTGTTTTATGTCCCAGGCTACATAATTAACTACTATTGATCTTAAAGAACCATATGCTGATCTGGATGCAACTTCTATACCTGTAATGCCGGGCATGGGGCGAATTCCTAAATCATGTTTAACTCCACCCGGTGATACTGTACTGTAAGCGTTAGCTGTAGTGTTTCCTACTCCTGATTTAGGGGTAGATTTACCTAAAACACTAGTAGGAGTACCTCCTTGTAAAACATATTGAGAAGCTAAAGTATTCTTTCCTCCAACATTAACAGCCGAACTCATTCTAATCCAAGCATTGCGTGAATTATAGTATTGTATACTAGCAGGAGTACGGTTAGCTATAGCAGTTTGTCTTGCCCTTATTTGGTTTGCAGTTGACGCCCTAAATGTTGATTGAAATATTGACATAACATTTTATCTTCTTTGATTAAATTGATCATATAATTCTAAAACACTAAATATATCAGTTGGTATTCTTAATTGAGTGCCAGGAGTAGGATATAATGCTCCTTTAGTAATATTATTATTTGCTATTGATATCACCCACCATAAGGTAGAATCATTATAATAAGAATAAGCTAGGGAATCAAGTCTATCGCCAACAGTTGTAATAACATATACATCACTTTCAGATAAGGGTATATTTGGATAAAATTTACCCTTATAGTAAGGTCTATTTGTATATTGTGTTGTTAATATGGTTGGGTTATCGTAGCGATTCATATATTATCCTCCTGTTGGTCCAAAATTCTGTTCAAAAGTATTAATATTAGTGTTAATAGCTGGGGTTGATAAAGGGTTTAGGTTTAGACCTCCTAATGGACCAAAATTTTCTTCAAAAGCATTAATGTTAGGATTAATAGCCGCTAATGGAGTTGATATTTTAGGAGGAGTATCAGTTATATTTCCAATAATATTTCTTTGATAATCTTGAGCTATATTATTTATTTTTAAGTTTTTTCTAGATATTTCATTTTTTCCTGCGGTTTGAGAACCAATAGGAGTAAATTGCATTTGTACTTCCACAATGTGGGGTAATATTAAAGGTTCAATTCCTGCTACAGTTCCTAATGCTATTTCCCAAGGAGCATCGTTCGGTACAGTATAAGATAATGAATTTAAAATACCATCTTGCCCATCAATCCAGTTACCTACTGTCATTTTTACTAATGGTCCTCTCATTAATCCATTTGAGTAATCTGGCATTAAATTACCCATAAGGTAGTTTAATTTTTGGTACATAGGGAACATTTCCCATGCTGATAAAGCAGCTACTTTAAATCCAATTTGGATTTTGCGAGTAAATCCAGTATAAGTATAAAATTCTTCTCCTCTACCTGCATACTGTATAGGAGTCCATTTTGCATCCGTACTATCTGAGAATTGGGTAAGATATGCTCTAAATATCATCCAGTCAGCTTGAGTTGGATTGTCTCCATTTAATGCTTGGATTCTGAATTTGACTAAATCATTTATATTAAATCCTTTTACTTTGTCACGTTGAGTACCAGCTGATATTTTTTCTAAAATAGGAGTTAAATTAATACTATCAGTTTTTCCACTTCCTACTCTAGTTTCGCGATTAAGAGTTCGCCAATTTCCAGGTAATTTAACTGTAGTTGATCCATTTTCATATTCTACATTATTTGTAGAATAATTAGAAATGTTATTTGATTTTAAAATATTAGGAACAGGAGTAAAAATAGTTTTCTTTGATTTAGTAGTATTAGAATCTACTACTTTCTTTAACTGGGCATACTTTTGTGCTGCTGTAGATGGGGAAGTATATGGTATTACATTTTGATTAATACTATTTTGATTAGTACTAGTACCATATGCTGTAGATATAGGAGTAGCAAATTGATAGTTTTCTATATTGCTACTTAATCTAGTATCATTAGAAGGGATAGGAATTTTATTAGCTATTCCTGTTGTAGTATTATCATACCTCTTAATAAGAGTTCTTCCTAATCCATATACAGATCCGGGTCCTCCACTGTAATCGTATATTGTTAATCCAGGTGTTGGTAATTTTAAACCTAGATTACTATTTAAAAAAGTAGTAGCTTTAGCTAATAATTTAGTAACAAATGAAGGAGGAGCAGAAGTGTTAGAATCTATTAATTGACTTTTTAATTTTATTAATCTATTATTAGCTCCGAAATTTTTATTATTGGCTTGAGCTACTGCTAGATATTTGGTGTTTGCAGATTGTATAGGGAGTAACCCATGTCTATCAAAATGAATACCAAATGCATTAACGGGTATTTGAGTTAATGTGTTTGAACCAAAATTGTAGTAGCGAGTAGGTTCAGCAGGAAATGAAGGAATAATTGGTGATTCTAATCGTGGATTAGATCTTTGTAAGCCCGTTTGTTTAACAATCCATAACGGTCCTTTTGGAAAGTCTTTAAGCCATTTTCCTATACGAATTGAGTCTTTTGAAGAGGCTCTAGCAGCACCAACAACTCCACCTCTAACCAGGCCATCGTCAAATCCTAAAATATCTTTAGGATTATTAATGTTATTTTGGATATATGGTTGTCCGCTATTACCCCCACCTGGTCGATCTTGTCCGTACTTAAGTAATTTTAAGTCTGATTTTCTGGTGAGTAGAGACATTTATATTTTTTATTAATAGCGTCCTTCTGCAGGGCCTAAATCTCTGTAACGCTGACCAGCTTTAGATTTGTATGCGCTAGATACAACACCTACTGGTTTTAGTTTAGGAGCGTTTACATCTAATTCATCTAATTGAGATGGTTGAGGAATAATTCCAGCATTTCCGTTGCTTGATACCCACCTTACACTTGGAACACCATCAACTGAATACACGTTGTGTAAAGCTGCAGCTGGGTTTACATCAAATGTTGCTGGGCGTTCCCCTCTTAGTCCTAGTGGAGAAGATGGTAATTTGTCTAATATTGCCATAGTTTTAATGTTTGGTATAAATATTGATATTTTATAGTTATATTATAATTAAATTAAATAAATTAAGCAAAACCATTAATGTTTTGACTAGCATTCACTGCTATTGCTTTACCATCGATATATAGTATTATTGGTCTACTCTTTAATGAAGATATTGTTGATTTAACCTCATTTATAGCATTAACCATTGGCTTAATATCAACATTATTTTGAGTAGCCGGAGTTTCTGTTTTAGTTCCAGCTGTACTATAAATTGATTTTAATGTATCCGAAATAAGAGGCAATGAAGATTGTGGAACAGGTTGAGGAATAGCAGTTTTCGGCTGTTCATTGCTAGGTAATGTAACTTTAGGTGCCTCTACCTCAGCAGATACATTAAATTGTGGTGGAGCAATATTAATTTTACGAATAGCATCAACAACAGGAGTAAAATCAATTTGATTATTGATTATTGGAGATATATTACTAATAGTAGGTGCTATATTAATTCTATTGATAGCATCTATTAACGGTGTAAAATCAATTTGATTATTGATTGTTGGATTAAAAGTAATTCCTTTAATAACATCAATAAGTGGAGTAAAATCGATTTTAATATTAGGAATAGTAGCAGAAGGAATGTTAATTCCTTTTATTGCATCTATTAATGGATTAAAATCAATTTTTACATTAGGAGTAACAGTAGAAGAAATATTAATTCCTTTTATTGCATCTATTAATGGATTAAAATCAATTTTAATGCTAGGAATATTAATAGCAGGAATATTGATTCTTTTAACTGCATCTATTAGTGGATTAAAATCAATTTTTGTATTAGAAGTGATAGTTGCAGGAATATTAATTCCTTTTATTGCATCTATTAAAGGTTGAATGTTTACTGATAATGGTGTTGTTAATAATTTATTAACAGCATCATTAAATGGTTTTACATCAAAATTAATTGTGGGTGTTGTTGGAGTAGTAGTAACGGGAGTAGGTGATGGTTTAGTAATATTAGTTACTTTAGTAGCTAAACTATTAATTACACCTGTAAGAGGATTTAAATTTAAAGTATTAAGAAGAGTAGTAATTAATACTTTTAAATATTGAGTTTGAGCTATTGAGTTACCAGCTAATAGCTGTAATGTTTCTCTAGAATTTTTACCTAGATATACCTCTCCTTTATCTACTTGTGCTATACCTGTAGATAAAACTGTACCCCCATCTTCTAATGCTTCTGTTTCTGGCATTTCTGGGGTAGCTGATGGTTTAAGTCCAAATAGACTTACTACTGCTTCACCAACAGGTTTAGCCCCAATTGTATCTGCTAAAAATCCAAAAAGTAATCTTCCTATATAATCTCCTCCCATATAAGTAAGAGTAGATGCTAGGAATCCCATACCTCCAGTAAGAGTACCTACAAGGGCTGTAACAACAGATCCAACTAAAACTCCTCCTATTCCCTCAAGTACTCTTTTTCCTATAGCTTGATTTATTGTGTCTTTATCAGCTCCAGAATTTACCATTGCCTTGATATCTCCTGCAGCCATTATAGCTTCAATTAGACCTGATATGGCCCCTATTTTTGAAGCACTTTTAAGTATAGCTTTTGTACTAAATCCTTTAAATAGACTAGAAGGATTAAGTTTTGATGTTAGTTTGGAGAACCAATTTCCGCCACCAGTAGCAGGAGGAGCTCCAGCAGGAGGTACAGAAGGGGTTACAGGAGCTGCTGTTTGCTTAGCAGCAGCTTTCATTACATTATTAGCTGCAGCTCCAGATAGTGGTTTGGAAACACCGGCAGCATTTGGTTTACTGAATGCTTGGCCTCCTTGAGTATATGCACCACTAGGTAAAGTTACTTTAGCTGCTGATGGACCAACAGTACTAGCAGCCATGTTTGTTGCACCAGCAGTAGCTCCAGCAGTAGTACCTGCGGTAATACCAGCAGTAGCTCCAGTAGTAGCGCCTACAGTAGCAGCTGTTTTGGCTCCTCCATAAAGAAAGTTACTTAATTTTCCCCCTTTACCAAAAAATCCTCCTCCACCACCAGCACCCATCCCACCAACACCACCCATAGGAGTTACAACCATTGGATTAAATCGGGTACCTTTAGTAAGAGAAGAAGTAACTAATGCTATTAAAGTTCCTATAGTGGCAATAGATGCCATATCACCAAGTTTTCCTCCAATACCAGCACCAAGTGTATTTCTTATTAAAGAACCTATTTGACCAAATTTACCAAATATTTTAGATACTATATTAAGGCCGTTAGCTAAATGATCAATAAGACGACCTAATGGTCCTTCTACTAATCCACCTATAAGTTCTTGTAATTTAACAACAGCGTTATTAAACTTTTGTTGTATGTTTAGTTGTTGTTGTTGTTCATTAAGAAATTCACCTAAAGTTAAATTAGGTCTTGCTTTTTGAGCAGCTAAAAATTCTTCACGTTGTTTCTCTGTAAGTTTAACAGCTTCATCTCCGTATTTATTAATAAGTTCTTGCTGGATAAGCATTTCAGACATTTCTTCTCTACTTAATCCAAATGCTTCAGCTAATGAGCGTTGAGCTAAAACGTTCATTCCTTCATATTCTGCTAATGTTCCTACTTGGCTAGCTATTTCCCTAGTTAAAGTTAACTGATCTCCTGTTAAAGCGGCGTAGCGAGCTCTTTCTAGATTGATTTGGCGACCAGTTAATAGTTCTGCTTTTAATTCATTTTCAATTGATTGTTCCCAATTTAATAATGATTCACCAACTTTATCTATTTGGTCTAATGTTAATCCTAACTTTTTAGCTTCAGCTACGGCACCTACTAATGCATCTGTATTGCCGCGGAATTTAATTAATATACCTGCACTTAATTTACTAATAGCTTGTAATGCTTCTTTACTAGTAATATTTTGTTTAGTATTAACAGAAGCATAGTATGCTGATTTAGCTACATCATTAACATATCCTTTATATGTTTTTCCAGTAATAGAAGCTAATCTAAATATTTTAGATGCTTCCTCATTTGATAATCCTTGTAATTCAGTTAAACGAGAAAATGTTTCTAAATCTTGTTTCCTAAAAGCAACAGTCATTCCGGTTGCTGTTGCTAAGTCATTTTGTGCTTTATTTAATCTTGTTTGAGTAACAAAATTACTATTTGAAGCATTAGCATAATCTATGTAGCTATCTCTTAACCTACTAGCAGCATCCGCACTTATTCCTAATAATTTTCCTGTTTCAACAGATTGTTTATTAGCTTCAATTGCTTTACCTATAAAGAAGGTTATTATAGTAATAGGATCAGTTAATGTTTTCTTAAGTCCTGCTCCTAAATTTTGTACTAATACACCTAATGATTTAAACCTATTAACAAAACCTGTAAATGATCTATTAGTACTATTGATAACATCCAGTTTATATGCGGCTTCTTTTTTATCGATATCTGCTATAACTCCTTTTTTACTCTTTTCTTCATCAAGTAAATCAATTTCTTTTTGTTGAATTTGAGCATTAATCTTATCTTGTACAGTTTGAAGTCTAGCTAATATATTTCGATCTTTTAAAGATTTAACACTTTTGTTATTAATAGTAGCCATTGCATTAGCTACTTTTGAAGATCTATTTTCAAGAACTCCTATATCAGTTTGGATATCTAGAGATTTTTGTTGTGCATTTGCTCGTTGTTCTTCAAAATCTTGTATTTGTTTAAGTACATCTTTATTAGTTAATGCATTATTAATAATATCTTGATTGTACTTTTTAGTAGCTTCTAATGCATCATTTACATTTAAATATCTAGCTACATCGGGTCCATAATCTGAAATAGTCTTAGCAGCGGCTCCTGATAATCCCCCTATATCTTCTCGTACATTGTATATTTTTTTAGAAATATCTAATTCACGTTGTAAAGAAGGTAAACCTTCATCCAAAGCATTATTGGCAGCGTTTAATAAATCTTTTTCTTTTTCTAGTTGCTTTAATAATCTTGTTTGGTTTTCTGTTAATTTTACTCCTTTTTGAGCTCTTAATGATTGTAACCTAGATAATAGCTGTTCTTTTTGTATTTGAAATTCATACTCATTAGTTTGGGCATTTAATTTACCTAATTGTTGTTGTATATTTCTTAAATTATCTTCATTTATATCAAGAGTTTGTTGTTTTTTTCTAAAATGTTTATCCTCTAAATCTATTATACCTCGTTGAAAATAGGTTAAATCTTGAGCTACATTAGTAAGCTCTTTAAATATTCCTTTTCCTATTTGGAGGGTTACATTTTGATTTTTTAATTCGGCTAAAGTTTCACGAAAACTTTTAGCTAATGAATCAGAAGCAAAAACAGTATCGTTTAATTCTTCTCGTACTGCTCTAATACTAGCATTTAAAATTTTAGCCTGAGCTGCAGAATTGGCTAAATTTCTAGCATCTGCTTCAGTCAAATTTCTTGCCTGCATCAATAATTGAACATATTGTTCAGTTAACAGGACCAGCTGTTTTGGATCTATTGGGTCTGGGTTAGTGCCTAAAGCCATAATGTATTAATAGTATATAATATAAATATTAAAGCGCCCTATTTCTTGGGCGCTTTAGTTACATATGTTGGTTTTTTGGCAGTATTAGATGGGGGTGTAATATTAGGTCTATTTACATCTTTTACACTATCATTAGTTAAAACATTTTGCTGTTTATCCATTGCTTCTCGTTCTTTTTCATAAAACTCTTTAATTTTTTCAAATGTAAAGCGACGAAGCCAAACAGGCATATTATAAACAGTAGCCCAATCATATCCTCCCTTACCATGAAATACAATTTCATGTATTTGGGAGAATAAATACAATCTATATTCCGGCGTCAGGCCAAAAAAAGTTAACAGACATCGGGATATCTATGCCCTCCTCTGCACCATCCGGGTAATAAGTTAAATTAATATCTGGAGATATTTTAGAGTAGAATTCACGGAATGACCTTGCATCTCTAGCTATCATATAGTTATCAACAAATTCACGAACGTCTTTTTGATCACGTTTACCTTCAACTGAAGTGATAGTGTATTTTAGACGAGTAGTAACGTCTGCTGACAATCCTGGGCTGATTTTTTGTAGGCCTTTAATTTCGGCTTCGATTTTTTGTTCGTCACCGTGAGTTAATAATCTGAAGGTAATAAGATTACCTGAATGAGGGAGTGTATATGCAAATTCATTTACTCCACGTTTGAATTGAGAAAAATCAACTTTTTTATCTTCTAAAGAAGACAAATCAACAGATGCTTCTATTTCTTGTCCATCTCTAGTATACTTAAAAGTATAATCTTTACCATAACCCAAAACACGTGCTGCAATCATAATAGCATTCTTATCACCAACTAACAAATCATTGTAGTCAATTGGAGTAATAATTAGTGCTTGCAACAACTTATCAAGTACAGTACCTTGACGAATATAATTGACATTAGTAAGAATATCTTCTTCCTTTGCTGTCATATATTTCATTTCAATTTGTCCCTTTGATAGAGGAGATGATTCAGGATAAAGCAAACCTTTTGAAGGTAATGAAACCAATTCGGTTGGAATTTTTAACTCAGCCATATAACGTTTTATTTATTTTATATATATAAATATACAAAAAGAAAAGACGTTTGCCAAAGCAAACGCCTTTTTTGAGAAGAGTATAGGGAATGGTTAGAAATTCAATACGCAATAGTCCATAGCTACAGTCATAGTTATGTTAACTGCTTCAGAAGCACCCCAATCGTATTCACCGAATTTTGCTGTTTTTACATAAGCACCTTTGATGATCCACTCACCTACGATATCACCTACAGGACCAAGAACGTTTAGTGTTATATCTTTCTTATAGAAGTCAGAATAACCATCGCGGCCTGTTACTGATTCGTGTGCTAAACGAGCCCATTCCATTACGGCTTGTTCACCAGAAGGGGTAATTGGGTTGTAAAGTTCCATATTCACATCGTCCCACTTTACTTTACCTTTAATTTTACGGTAAACGTTGATGTGGTCTAGTGTGATTTCTCCAGCGTCAAAGCCAGGTGCACTAGCTTTCTTAATTAGGTATGCTGGAATACCGTCGATATACATTACAAAGCGATTCTGAACTTTAGGTTCAAACGCTGTGAACATTATTTCGTTTGCGTCTAATACTGCCATTTTATGTTAATTTTTATTGCTATTAATAAATATTAGCAACTACATCCCCTATGCAGGGAATGTAGCGCCAGTTGGTAATACGTTGAAATTCAAGATAACAAATTCAGCAGTCTTAGTTGGTTGAATATAAATCTGACCCACCAATTGGTTACGATCAATTACATCAGCCGTGTTGTTGGTATCATCCATTACTACCTTGTAAGCATACAAACCTTGACGTTGTACTACTGATTCAAGATATGGGTTAACTTGAGACAAGAATCTGTTACGAGTTACATTTGTATTTTGTTCAAATACTAAGTTGTTTGCAACTTGACCAATATATCCTTTTAATGCAATTAACAAACGACGTACGTTTACGCGATCAAGAGCGGTTGGTTTTTTCTGTAGTGTCTTTTGACCAAATACTACAACACCTTCACCAGGGAATGTAGCTAATGGATTAACATTTGCAGTATATAAAGTATCGCGATCTGATTGAGATAATTTACGTTCAGCACGTAATACTGAAGGAACACCACCACGGTTTAAACCTGCAGGAGCAAACCATTCAGCACCTACTTGGTCGTTGAATGCTAATACACCACCTATTACAGTTGAAGCTGGAGCCCAAACTGATTTTCCTATTGCACTAGAGTATAATTGAACCCAAGGCCAATAAGTTGCAGCATAGTTGCTAGATTGAGCAGAAGCAGCGGTTTTAGCAGCAGTAATTGTAGCACCATATAATTTAGTATCTACAATAGCAAATGCATCACCACGATTTTCACAGGTAGAAATTAATGTTGCAGAAGCAGCATTATCAAGAGTAACACCCGGAGCAGCTAATACATTGAATTGATATTCATCTTTATTTGTCAATAGACCAAATGCTCTGTTATAATCAGTAGCACCAAATCCTTGTACGTTAGTTGCTGTAATACTTTCGTTCATTAGTTGAACAGCATTTGTAGCAGCAACACCACCAAGAAATGCACCACCTATTGAACCACTTCCAGTAGCTGGAAGTCCAGAAGCTAAAGAGGATGATTTATATAATCCATTATTATCAATAGAATCTACTTGTACATTAGTTACAGAAGCAACACGTACATATCTAGAAGCATTAGCATAAGAACCAGTATATTGAATAACAGGGTTGCTATCACTATCAACACCATAAACTGGTTTTAAATCACCGATTACACGAGAAATAAAGTTAGGTAATGCTGGGTCTAAAGATAGGTTAGGCCAAGATTCAAGATAATTAGTTTGAGCAGTACTATCGTTACCAGCACGAATTGCTAATCCAAATACACCATTAGCTGTATCTACATTAGTAATTTCCCAACGAACATTATTTGCATTACCATTAGTTAAAGATCCAGAAACCATACTGCCACTATTATTCATCAAATCACCCCAAGCTAATGTTTCAAGGACAAATGAAGAAGAACCTGCACTTAGAATAGAACTAACACTAGCACTTGCATAAGTACTAACACCAGTACTACCACTGATAATACGAGTTACCAATAATGTTTGACCACCATTGTTAAAATAATCTTTAGCTGCAAGAGAAGTAAGATATTCGTAGTAGTAACTACCACTTTTGAAAGACTCACCGAATTTAGCTACATATTCAGTGTAAGAAGTAACATATGTTGGAACGTACGGTTGACCTAACACAGTTGGGCCGACTATAGCTGTAGCAGTTCCTACAATGCCTCTTTGAACTAGTGATTGATCAGATTCATTCTGAAAAACACCAGGTGAAATAATTTTTTCTGCCATTTTTTAATTGTTTTTGAATATAATTAGAAGTTATCTAACGATAAATATCTAAAAACAATTACAAAACGCGGGGTTATGTTTAGATAGGAGTTATTTCTCCGGTTTCGGGATTAATAGATCCAGTTCCGTATTTGTCTTGGAGAGACTTAGTTAATTCATTTTCTTTTTGCTCAATTAGCTCAAGATCTTTAAGTAATCCCTTTTTATTACTTTCAAGTTTTTCAACTTGATCAAGTAATGCAAGACGTTGTGCTTCAGCTACACCAATTTCAAATAGAGTTTGGTTGTATTTTCTTTGCAAATCATTAACTGATTGTAATTCTTCTTGTGTAAGTTGTGCCATAACAATTATTTTTCCCATTTAGCTAATGGGCAAGCTTCAGGTCCAGGTTTAGGACTAAATACTTTTTTACTTAGTGGACATCCACATTCACCACATATAAATGAGTTAATTGTAGATACATAAGTTTTTTTATCACACGAGTCACAAACATTAGCTCTATATTGAGCCAATGCTTGTTCTTCAGGAGTTGGATTAGCGGCGGTTACCCACGCTTTAAATATCTCAGAGATCTTGTTCATTAGGTTGTGATTCTAATGGTGTAATTTCTCCTGTATTTAAATCGAGACTACCATCTCCATACTTAATGGAGAGCTTACTATAATATTCCTGCTCTTGAGTAGCAATAGTACGGTAAGAGCTAAGTAAGTTTTCTTTCCTAATGTTAATTTCACCTAACGCAAAGGTAATTTGATTCTGTTGTGCTTTAAAACCTTTGAGTTGATTCAATTCTTCTTCAGTGATGAATTTAGATTCAGCCATTATTTATTCTTTTTAACAATTTGTTTAGAAACGTGTTGTTGTTTAGTAGATGGTTGTTTTGGAGCAGATTGTTTTGCAGCTGGTTTTTTAGCAGCAGCTTGCTTTTCAGCATTTGCTTTTCTTGCTTGTTTAACTTCTTCAGCAACTTCTTGAACTGCTTCTTCAACTTTAGTTACTTGTTCTAGCACAGATGGTTGTTCAGCAACAGCTAAAACTTCAGGCGCTTTAACTTCTTCGGTTTTACCGAATAGGTTTTTAATAAAACTAAATAATCCCATAATTTTTTTATTTTTTATTTGATGTATATAAATATATAGTACTTTTGGGAAACAACCAAAATTTTCTTTAATTTTTTTATTAAGCTGGTCTTAAAGCGAAAGTTGTAGCAACCCATTCCGAATCAAGGGAACCAGGACCGAAAACACCTGGATTTTCCGCACCAGCTGGTGTTTTTAGTCTGTATGCAGCCGCTACCGTTCCATTAGTTCTATTTGCAGTTGCAGCTAAGGTGAAATTTGTAGGAGCAGTCAATGTTGATAATTGCCTCTGAAATGCAACTGCTACAACCATAGAATTATCTGTTACAGTTGTTATAGATGGAGGATCTGCATCATCTCTATCATTTGTTGCTCTTGTTGGAGCAGCAACATCTAAAGTTGTTGTAGTATTTACACCTCTGAAAACAACAGCTATTGATACCGTATTTGCTGATAGATTAGATGCTGTGGTGTCAGGTGTTGCTGGCATAAATTTATATGCCCATCTATATCTTACGAGATTACTAGTTCCATTTTGACCATCGGTGTATCCAGTAGGTAGAGTTGTAGTATCACTTGGACTCATACTACAAATTACTACAATATCATTTTGTAGTAACCCAGTAGGAAGTGTAATTGAAGTTCCCGTAGTGCTTGAACTACTAACAAAAGTAATACCTGCTGCAGCGGCTGTTGCTTGAAAAAAAAATGAATTTAGTAAAAAACCACTCATAACTATACTCTTTGATAATATAAAGTTACCTTTAATCCTCTAGCACCAGTACCAGCTGCATCTATATCGAATGTAAGTTCGGCATCATCTGCAATATTCTGATCTGATAACACAGCAGCAGTTGCTGCAGTAGTACTTGTTTTTTCATTAGCATCTATTGATAGTTTAGTACTTAAAATTGAAGTACCATTTTCATTTATATCTACAGTTACTAAACCTGAAGATGAACTTTGTGAAACCGATGATCTTGGAATTTGATATAGATACATTGCGTATGGAGCTCTAAATACTACTTTACTATTTCCAGTAGTAAGAACAGAAGAAGATTCATCAGATAAAGCTATTATCATATGTTCTGGTAATCCTCGAACATTACTTCCACTTAGGTTGAATGAGCCTGTTAGGGTCTGGCTTCCACTGATATTAAAAGATCCTGTTACAGTATGAGTATCAGTAACTACATTACCTATATTAACTCCAATATTTGTAACTTGAAATTCTCTAGAACTACCTGTGATAACTATGAATGAACCTGTTACTGTTGTGTTTCCATCTGAGGTAATACTGCCACTTATGTTAAAAGATCCTGTTACAGTATGAGTATCAGTAATAATATTACCAATTCTAACACCTGTATTTAAAACTTGGAATTCAATATTACTGCCAGTAATAACTGTAAGTGAACCTGTGATTATTGCACTACCACTGATATCTAATAAACCATTTAACCCTGTTTCTTTACCTATACCTATTCTAGATTGAGATACAAAAAGTGCTCTTTGTCCGAATTGTCCAATACGGACAGTATTGTCTGAAAAAGCTTCAATTATAGGAAGACCAGCTGCTGTATTGACGGAAAATAAGGATCCAGAAAGTGAATCATCAACAGAAAATAGACGACCTGACGTGCCGTCAACAGTAAATACACTTGATCCTGAGGAGTTAATGTTAGCTGACCCACTAACAAGCAGGCCATTTTTGACTTTGAATTCGTTTGGCATAATTTATACTGTTTTCACTGTCCAACAGCTATGAATAAATATTGTTAGGTTAAACCAAATCGGGACTTTTGTGCGTTATAGTTTTGTAGGATTTCTGAGGCTGATAAGGCTCTATTATATAACATTAAAACTCCCACACTTCCGGAGTAATAGTCTGCATTGGAAGTTCCAGTAGGATTAGATTGACCAAAAGATAGAGGATCTGCACTAGTATCAGGGAGACGAGTTGATGTTCCTGCTTGTGTGTATGATGTATTAGTATTTTGAACCCCATTTATATATATTTTTACTGCGGTTACTGCTGTATCTGGAAACGTTCCATCCCAAGTAATTGTATAGTTTGCCCAGCTTCCTGTAATCATTTGAGGTTTGGCTATATAATATCTTATATTAGATCCAGCACTTACTGCAGAAAATCCGAATCCATTATTACCAGTACCGTTAACATTATCACCATATTCTATAAACCAACCTCTACTAGTATCATTATCGCTTTTATAGAATAATACGGCACCTGGATCTTGTATTTTCAACCACATATTTGCAGTTAAAGATGTTAATCCAGTAAGACTTGAGGATGGATTAAATAGTAAATGATCATTAGTCCCATCAAACACAATATTTCCCCCATTATCAGAATTAAAAGTAGGTCCATTAGTTAAAATACTATTGTTTGCATTTTCAGTTAAATTTTTCCAAGTAGTACTACCACTTATATAACTGTTTTTATCAGCAGCATCTAATGCTAATACTAATCCGTCTGTTACTATTTTACCAAATGCAAAGTGTGTTGCCATAATAATTTTATGCTTGTGCTTCTGTCCAACCTAAACGAGCGAATACGTTTACTGCATTTAAACCTACGTTTTGTGCAGTGAAAGTTAATATATCAGGACCATCAGGGTAAATTCCATCATTTGATGTACTACCTCCCCCACCTAAAATTGAATTACCTAAATCTCGTACTAATGAAAGATCACTAGTACCTGTACCATCTACGAAGAAACCAGCTGTTGTTTCACCACCAATTACTTGGTAGTTTAGACCAGCATAGTCAGCAATTTGTGCTAAAGATGAGTTAACAGCTGTTATTGAACCTGATACTGCGTTTGTCCATGGTATTGCTACAGATCCACTTGGTACACCATTAAGGTTAGCTCTTACTAGTAAGTTAATTGCACTACCACTAACTGTTTGGTTTGTAGCAACACCTAACTGTCTTAATACTAACTGCATCCTGTTTATTAATTCACGAGCGCCAAATGCTGCTGGTATTCCATTATCAACTGAAGGGGCAATTCTAATTGAAAATAGAGCTCTTGTTTGTCCAACAGGAATATTTGTAGCTACTGATTGGCCATAGGTAAATAACAACGATTTATCATCATCAAACCTACCATCCATAATAACCGATGTACCCCAGTGTGATATTGAAGGTGCAAATGTTGGATATGCTAATTCAACTGCTACAGGAGCATCGGCTGCATATGTAAAGTTAGATGCTGTACCTACACCCATTGGTGCTGCTATTACTGTTGGGTTTGAACCTGTTGATGCTTGGGTAAGTACTACAAAAGATCCTGAAATATTACTAATAAAAGTACCGTCTGGGAAGGCAGATCCTATTATTCTTTGGCCTATTTGTAAGCTTGCAGTTGAAGCAACTGAACCTATATTAGATCCGCTATTCATTGTTAAAAGAAAGCCTAAAGAACCAGATTGTTCTCTTCTTACAATATTAAATGAATTTGAACCTGTACCTTGATAAGTTACAAATTCATATTTGCTTGCATCTCTAATACATAAAGTACCTGAAAGAGGAAAACCAGCTGAACTTGAAACAAATAATGTTGTAGCAGCAGTATTAAAAGATGCTGATAATATTGTTGTTGGAGGCAATGTTAGAGATTCATAGCGAGCAGGTAAGTTACCTGATCTCATATATGCTTCTGTATTAGTATTATTATTTGTTACTTTGTGGCAATATACAACTTGACCATTAGATGCTCTAAGTCCCCAACGAATGAAACCTGCTCCATACCAACTATAGTCAATATAGAACATCTGCATTTTAGATAAATCTATATTATAGCCTGAAGGGCCAGTACCATCCATTCTATCTAGATTCCATGTTGATTGTGGGAATTTAATATCTTGTGTTTTAGATATAATAGCAAACTGGGCAGTTGCTCCTCTATAAGATGGGCTAATAGACATACTTACATCACTAGCTATATCTATTACTCTATAAGAAGCACCACGAATTACAACATAATCACCTGGTACTAATTGCTTGGAAAATATTGTAGGAAAAGAAGGATTTGTTTGAATAATTGTATTTGAGCCTGAAGTAATAGTTACTTCCCCTGAGAGCTGAAAAGTGGATGTTCTTCTAACAGCACTTAAAATTTGGCCGTCATATTCAAAGAACATTCCGTTTTGACTATCAAATATACCTAATCTATTCACAGCACCAAACCAGTTAACTACTGATAAAGAAAAAATACCAGATGCAATAGCGGCAGATGGAGTTGTTAAAGCGGTATAAGTAAAGGTATTGTATCCTGTTACGTTTGATACAATAAAAGTACCATTATAAGCAGATTCATTAGCACCCAAAACAGTAATTGTGTCATTTGGTACAATATTATGTTGTTCTTTTGTTTGAACAGTTACTGTTGTGCCGGATGATCTTAAACTATCAATTTGAAAATTTGGTTTTAAAATAGTACCAGAGCTTATTTGAAGACCTTTACCTGATTGGTAGCGAAAATATCTTCTTGTTTGGCGAACAGTATGTGAAAAATTTGAACTACCGTTACTAGAAAATTGAACACCACCATCAAACGGTCTGTGTAATATTTGTCCAGGAGGTCTAACATAAATTCTAGCCCCGGCACCCGATAAGGTACCTGTAGGGATAGATCCTGTAGGTACATAATAAGCAAATCTGGTTGGTGATATTACTGTTGAAACAATAAATGAGCCATTTGGTGCATTAGTAGAAGCTGTTGAACCACTTACTGCTATTTCATTACCTAATGAAAGACCATGAGGAACCGTTGTTGTAACATCAATCTTTGAAGAGGTAAAAGTCATTGTAGGAGCGCCACCAATATTAGCTCCTGTATAGAGTTGGCCTCTAAATATATTTGTTTTGTTTGAATCAAATATAGAGGTAATAGTAGTAGTGTTTGTAGCTCGGGCAGTATATGTAAAGGTATTTGTACCACCACCAGTTTCAATTAAATAATTACCATTTGCAATAATTAAATAAGTATCTTGAACTGTAATTGGAGTACCATTTGCTGGGGCAACGCCTGTACTTAATACAATAGTTACTACTCTAGAGTTAGTATTCATTGTTATACTAGAAATAAAAGGTATCTGAGTAGGAATAGCAAAAGCAAACGGTCTGTTATTTGTCATAACAAGATTTTCCCATTTTGTAATTTGGGCACTATATTCAAAGTCAGTATCAATTAAGGATTGGGGAGTTGATACCCTTTGTTTATCAACAGGATCTAATAATACAGGGTCAGGTCTAATCTCATTATATAAATCATCAACATATATCTGTAACGTATCAGCATTAGCCATAACGAGAGCAGTATTATATGTTAATGTAAGTGTTGTTGTGTCTGTTGCACTATTATAACTCCTAGTAGCACCTAAATTAGAATCTGCAAAATTATAAATAATAATATTCCTGGTAGTGTTTGTAATCAACAATAGTTGATTTAATGTGTAATTACCAGAAAACGCAACTGTCTTTGCGGTTGCATTAAAGGTATAATTTCTTACTAAATTTTTTGCCATTTATATTGATTTGTGAGTGTGTATTTTACAATACATATTTGTTATATTGTAGATTATTCATTTACTAAAACAAAAGCATTTGCTGATGCGTATGAAGGATATCCAACTACTATATTTGAAAATTCTATACTATCATTGAATACCCCTATAGCTGTTGCTTGATTTAATGTTACATATGTAATTATGTTTGATGTTACTAAACTAAAACGAGATTGAAATTGATTATAGTTTGCTTGTACTTCTGTGGCACTAAGGGCACGATTATAGAAAAGCATATTTGCTATACTTCCACTAAAAAATGGACTAACTCCTAGATTTGGCCAACCAACCCAGGCTCCTGTTCCTATAAAATAATAATATACAGAAGCATAAGTAGTTTGAGTTTTAGATAAAGTAGCAAAAGAATTTCCATCTAAATAACTAATTTGAGAATTAGAAGCAAAAGTAACTGTTATATTATGCCACGTATTATCAGTAACAGTTAATGTTGATATTGACTGGTTAGTTTCAACTCCTCCCCAAAAACAGGATGTTCTAATCTTTCCATTACTGTCGGTGTATATTGCCGGAGTATATCCAGACGCACTAGTAGGAGAATTAGTATTTTGTTGCCCTAATATAATTCCAGCAGTGGATGTTTTAAACCATAATGAAACAGTAAAAGGAGTTCCTGCATTGTGATTAAAAAAATTGGCTGGTAAAAGCATATAGCTATTTGTACCATTAAAAATGAAACTGCCATAACTATCATTATTTAAGGCAACTCCATTTATGATAGATCCACTATTATTATTTCCACTTAAATCATTCCATATTCTACCATCAGTTCTATAATTACTATTAGCATCAGATGCATCTAAATCTAATATTAAACTACTATCTCTTACTATATTTGGTCCACCTGATATTCCCATAATTAATATATTAAGTAGTGTGAATTAATATTTGATTCTATTGTTGCTCTGCTGCTAGATACATTTTGAGTAAATACAACTAATTCTTGAATATGACCTTTCCAAAATCCAGCATTATTATAAGAACCAATTTCAAGAATAGGACATGTAGTAGCGGGACTTCCGTTATTAGCAAAAACTAAATGTTGGTTTAAAGCATTATTGCCAGATGAAGGAGTAGCTCCATTAAAGAACATGCTAGCTCCAAAATAGTAGTCGTCAGAACCAGCTGTTACTCCATTTAGTCTATAATATACGTTTGTTTGTTCCAATCGTATAAGTCTTGTATTAGTACTTCCATTAAATACGCAAGCATATGAATTAGGTGAAGGATCTGTTTTTGCAACAAAAACAACATTGTTTGATGTATATCCCGTAGTCGGAGTTCTCGTTAATTTATCTGTAGTACCTCTGAAATATATTGCTGGTTTGCCGTTTGCTGTATCAAGAGTTCCTGAATTTACTATTCGGGGTTGGTTAGCTGCTGTTGTTTGTACAGCATGATTTTGATTACCAGATTGGTCGTACCATGTAGTAACAAATGCACTTCCAGCACCAGCAAATGAAAGCAAGGAAGCTGTATCTAAATCATCACCTATAAATCCAATATCTTGTTCAGCATTATCAGATGATCTTCTTACTCTAATAGCAAATCTATCATAATAAGTTGACGATACTAAACGTAAAGAATAAGCTGCAGGAACACGTATGTATGGATCTATCAATCTAGATCCTGTAGTATCATATGCTACGTAGTAGCTATTTATATTATTCTGGATGTTGACTCTACTAGCTGATTGGTCGTTAGGATATAGAATCATTTCTTGAATTTGTCCTGACCATGCTCTAGCAGCTGAATTTTCTACTCCTATCTGCACAGCAGTTAAGACTCTGCTTGCACTTCCAGCCATAACAGATCCTATATGATATTTCCTATTATTATCAAAACTAGCACTAATTATATTATCATTAATATAAAAAGTACCATTAGCAAATGTTAAATCACCTCCAGTATTAACACCCGTAGAAATAGCAGCGTAGTATGCTTGTGTTAAAAATATTCGTATAGCACCATTTGATGAACCTAAATTAGCACCCCCAAATACAGCAGCGTAAGTAGACATAGAACTGCTTGCTCGTGCAACAAAAAAAGCTGCACTTGCACTATATGTTGTATTTTCTCTATTTAAATAAACAGAAGAAGTATGCCAATTTAGTACTGGTTTTCCTCCTATATTTTCTATTATGCTAGCACTTACTATTCGAGGTTGACTAGCCAAAACGGATTGACTTACGTGTCTACCATTTCCAGATTGATCATACCATACAGAAACAAACCCATTTCCAGACCCAACAAATGTAGTTAGAGATCCGGTATCTAATCGATTATTAACAAATCCTATATCCTGTTCAGTATTATCAGACGATCTTCTTACTTTAATAGCAGATCCAGCATATGTAGAATCTACTTTTCTAAGAGAATAAGCGGCAGATGCCCCTGGATAATCATTTAGTAAAAATATAGGAAGTATATTTTCTGGTCTTGGTCCACAATGAAATGCCATATACCTTTATTTTATAATAAATTAGCAATTGATTTTACTGTCCATACACCCGGTGCTGTAAAACTTAAACGTACATTTCCTGTAGCTAATGTTACTGCAAATGAAGCAGTATTAGTATTTCCTATATCAGTAGTTGTTACTTCAGTATAATTTATTGTACTACCACTCCATACAGACATAATTTGTCCTGCTCTAGCGTTTGAACCAGATGATATATAGTAGTTATAAAATGCTGAATTATAAGATGCAGTTGCGTTTGAAGATACTATTGTTGTACCTGCTGTTGTTGCGGATGAAGTAGAATTAAATCTAGCTATTCCTAAATCAGTTGATCCAGTTACAACTAAACTACCTGTTATAACGGCTGAACCAGTGTATGGGAATGATATACCTCCGCCACCCCCTCCAGGTGCCCATGACGCAGATATAGCAAATGAAGCTGTACCAAATAAAGATCCAGTAAAAGCAGAAGCAGATACAGCTCCTACTACATGAAGTGCAGTTGAAGGAGAGGTAATACCTATACCTACATTTCCTCTTAATATAGTTGTTGTTATACTACTATTTCCTAATGTAACAGTGTTTGATCCAAGTCCTGTAGTATTAGCGCCTATTACAATTTCATTATTTGTTTGTCCACTTAAACCACCAGCATTAAGACCAAACGCATTATATCCTATGTATATTGATGATGTTACAAAACCATTTATATTAGATCCCGCTCCTGATCCTATGACAGTATTCTGACTTCCTCCTGCTAAGTATATTGTAGAATCTCCTAAAGCAGCATTATTTCTTCCATTAGTTATTGATTGTAATGAAAGATACCCAACTGCTGTATTTTGATAACCTGTATTACAAAGATTTAAAGCTGAATTTCCTAAGGCAGTATTAGCATATCCCGTTGTATTATTATTTAAAGCATTCACTCCTACAGAAGTATTAACAGCAGCCTCAGTACCTGCTGTAAAAGTATTTGTAGTACCAGCATGTCCTATATATAAATTTTGTCCAAAAGATCCTACTGGACGAAAAGTTGAAGCAAATACTCTAGAATCACCATTTGTATTTACAGTAATTGATCCAGAATTAATAACAAGACTTCCAGTGTTGATTGTAACACTTCCTGAACGAACAGTTAAAGATCCAGTATTAACTTGATCTCCTAATATTGTTAACTCAACACCAGCAGAGCCAGATAATATTACTGAGCCAGTTACTGTTTGGTTGCCAATAAATGTATTTGAACCAGTAGTTGCAAATACAGTTGAATCTAATCCGTCTAATAGATTAGCGTTTGAAGCACTTACTGCTTGAAGTACATAGGATGCCGTTTGAGCAGTTGTAACAAAAGATGCTGTTTGAGCAGTTGTTACAAAAGATGCCGTTTGAGCGGTTGTAACAAAGGATGCTGTATTGGCTGTTTGAGCTAAGGTTGCAAACGAAGCAGATACCGCTTGAAGCACATAAGAAGCAGTAGTAGCTGTTCCTAATAATGATCCTGTAAATGAAGTAGCCCAAACATTACCACTTACGTGTAAAGAAGCTGAGTTGGGAGTTATAGTGCCTATACCTATACTACCACTTCTTCCTGAAATTGTTCCACCATTACTACCCAATTTAACAGAACCAACGGTTATATCCTGAACACCATAAATACCCATAGTGTTAACTACGTTGATATCATATAGAGCGGCATCATCTCCTCCTTGAAAGTACATGGCTCCATTTATAGGAACATAAATTGGTTGGGTTACTGTTAAAGAACCTGTTATAACTGCATTTCCTGTATAAGGGAAAACACTTCCTCCTGATGTTGATACTGTTATTACATTACCACCAGAATCAACTGCTAAATTAGCTGTTGCTGTTCCTGGGAATGAGGAAGCGCCAGTATAGGCAGGTAATTGCATTTGTTTAGTATGCAAATTCCAAGTTGCTACTGTAGCATCACTAGTAGCATTTGTGCCTCTTAATATTCTAATTTGATTTTGCCAGTTATCAATAAAAGAAGCAGAAGTATAAGTACCACCAGGAGCATTAAAGCCGATTTGACCTCCTTCATTTGCTGTATCACGAGCTCCTAAAGTTATAGTATTTTCATTAGCTCCTAATGATGAAGACCCTACTGTTAAAGAACCAGTTATTATTACACTTTGGTTAAGTGTATTAACAAAAGATGCTGTTTGTGCCGTTGTTACAAAGGATGCTGTTGTTGCTGTACCTAATAAAGAACCAGTAATTGAAATAGCTTCTACAGCAGAAGCAGATACTGTTCCAACTACATGAAGAGCAGTTAGGGGAGAAGAAGTTCCTATTCCTACTTGACCTGATGCAGATATAAACATCTCTCTTGTTGATGTTGTTCCTGCAGAAAAAATAATGTTTCCATTGGGTGCTGTATTAAATAATACTATATCTCCTGCTGTAGTATTATATAAAACAAAATCATTTGCTTTAATCTGATCAAGTGCTGTAACAGCAGTTGCAGATCTTTTAGTTATAAGTGTATTATTACTTCCTGAAACTGATAATTCTAGTGTAGTATTAGCAGCACTTCCAGCAACATTGTTGATAAATTGAACATTTACAAAATTATTCCCTGAGTTTCGAGTTACACGTACAGCTGTTTCCCCATTGTTTGATATACTTGTTTGGCCTAAGGAGCCTGATACTGTTAAACTAGAATTTATATTTGCACTTCCAGTTATACTAACACTACCCGTAAATTGATGTGTATCTCCAAGTAAGCTACCAAATCTTGTTGATCCAGTTACAAAATCAGTAGACGATGTAATAACTTGAGCAACTATTGTTTGAGCAGTTAATGTACCTCGTACTAAAAAGTTATCAGCACTTGATGCTGTTGATGCAAACGAAGCAGATACTGCTTGGAGTATATATGAAGCAGTAGTAGCTTGAGATGCACTAGTTGCAAAAGATGCTGTACCTAATAATGATCCTGTTATTCCATTAGTAATATTTAATGATCCTGTTATTACTGTGCTTCCTGAAATAATTGCAGATCCTGTTACACTTAGTAAATTCGATAAATAACTATTTACTCCATAATAATTAGCAACTTTGCTAGTTATATGTCCTATATTATAAAGAGAATCTCCAGCAGGTAATATATGTCCTGTACCTAAAGAATTATAGTTACCACTAAATGTCCATCTATTAGCACCACTTGTTCCAATATATATTTCTCCTCCTGGAAGGGGTGCATCAATTAGCATGGTTGTAGTTCCACCATTCTCACCTGATGCTCTTATTATTGTTGAATATGGACTACCTCCAACTAGAACTGATAATTTTGCATATGCAGCATCCCCTGGATTGTTTGTAACAAATAGATCTATTCTACCTGATGCAAATGGGTCAGGATTTCTTAAATTTTCAACATGTAAAGTTGTAAGTCTTGATGTACCAGAAGCATTAAGTAGGTAAGATGAAGTAGAACTAGAGCCTGAGATCGAAAGGCTTCCTGTTATTGTTTGATTTCCAACAAATATGTTTGAGCTAGTAGTAGCAAATACAGTTGATGAAGTATTATTTAATAAAACAGCATTTGATGCCCAAGAAGCAGTACCAAATAACGACCCAGTAAATGAACCAGAAAATCTAGAAGCAGTTACAGCATTAGTAACAAATAACGAATTTAGACTGGCATCCGAGCCAGATACAATGACTTTTTTCCAATTTGGCATTTCAAATACAGTTTGTGGTTAGAAACTTGACACTACATCAAGCCTACTCCCCGTGTGGGCCAACAAATGTTGTTATCGATAAATATTAACTATTTTCTTGAGTTAATATTTGTTGAAGACTTTCTCTTTTTTTTTGTTCTTCAGCTTGTTTTATCTGTTCAATCTGGATTAGTTCTGTTTCTATTTTAGTTTGTAGATTAGCTAAAAATTTAGCATCTTTACCTGATACAGAAACAACATCTAAAGATTGACGTAGAAATGCTAACTCATTATGAGTTACATCAATTGAAAAAATATCCATAACTATTATTTAAATTTTATTGTTGCTTTTGAAGCAAATATTTATTTTGTATTTTCAACACTAAATTGTAGAATAATTCAATTTGAGAACCTTTTAAATTACATTCTCTTAATGCTATTAAAAGGATTTCCAACTCCTGTAGCGAAAACTCGCTAACAGGAATTGGAATATTTTGAGATTGTTGGTTATCACTAGATACAACCATGTTTTTTGAATTGAAACCCATAAACTGTTTTATTTTATTAATCATAAATATTATTAGGCATATATAAATATATCACCAGCATTAGTAATCCACATATTTCCTGATCCATTAGAACCAGAACCCCATGTTGGAACAGCAGTAGTTGGATTTGATGCTTGGTTTATTTTAGCTGTTACTACATATTCATCAGGAGTTACTGCAGTTGAAGTACCTAATACATCATAAGCAACTGCCCATCTTCCGTAAGGACCTGTAGTACCTGCGTCTAAGTAGAATGCAGATCCAGAACCAGCAGCATTGTATTGTGATACAAGACCAGAATCTAGAAGTGTACTTGATCCACTATTAATTTGTACAAACTGATCTTTAATGTAAGTATTAGTAGAATTAATAAACGAAGCAGTACCATTAACTGTTAAGTCACCAGTTACTGTTAAGTTATTATTAAAAGTTGAATTACCTGTTACACTAATACCACCAGCAGCTACTGTTACACCACTTGATGCACCAGATCCAATTTGTACTTGAGTACCAGTATCTGTAATATTAGAATTGGCTAAGCCAGTTCCAGTCCATTTTGGAATTAAGTTAGTAGTTAAAGCTGAAGATCCAGAAATTGCTACTGTTACAGCGGTTGAACCATTGAATGTTGAAGTACTACCTGATAATCCTGTTCCAAATGTTAAGGCATTATTTAAAGTTCCTCCATTAGCAGCAAACGAAGCTGTTAAGGCATAAGAAGCACTTGTTACAGTTCCAACAACATTGGCTGCAGCTACAAACGAAGCTGTATTAGCTGTCTGAGCTGTAGAGGCAAATGATGAGCTTAATGCTTGAGAAGCGTATGATGCTGTTCCAAGTAAACTACCTGTAATTGAACCATTTACTCTAAGAGAACCAGTAACATTATGAATGTCTCCAGCTAAATTACCTATATTAACACCAGTAGCTGTTACTACTAATTCAGCTACAGCAGCACCTGCTGGTATTACTTCTAAAGTACCGCTAATAATTTGATTAGCTCTAAATGTATTTGAACCAGTAGTTGCAAATATAGTACTATCTAATCCATCTAATAAATTAGCATTGTTTGCAAATGAGGCTGTTGCTACAAAGGATGCTGTTTGGGCAGTAGTTACAAATGATGCTGTGCTAGCATTAGCTGCATTGGTAGCAAAAGCAGCAGATACTGCATTTAACACGTATGATGCTGTTTGAGCAGTTGTAACAAAAGATGCTGTATTGGCTGTTTGGGCTAAAGTTGCAAACGAAGCAGACACTGCTTGAAGTATATAAGATGCAGTAGTAGCATTAGCAGCTTGAGAAGCAAACGAGGAACTTAATGCTTGAGAAGCATAAGAAGCAGTACCTGTTAATGGTCCAAAATGAGAACCACTAAAACTACCAGTAAAACTAGTAGCACTTACTGAAGTAAGTCCAGTAATAGTAGAGGCTAGTGTTAAGCTATCAGTACCTTCAACTGCCAAGTTAGTACCTGCTAAATCAGTTAATAAGTTACCATAAGTAACAAATTCACTAGTAGTGCCAACACTATTCTGAATAAAGAATTTATCAGCAGTTACTAAGTTGGTTTTTTCAGTTACTGGAAAGCTGGCGGCAACTCCACTTAATCCAGCACCACTACCTATAAATGAACCACTAAATGATCCAGAATGGGTTAATCCACTAGCGTTAGAAGTTGCGACTATGTTTCCAGTACCGTTAATTGCTGTTGTAGATAAATTACCTGACCCACCACCAATTACTACTGATCCTGATGCGAGGTTGTCTACTTGTAAGGAAGCTAAATTAGCTGCGCTTCCAGAGACTATGACTTTTTTCCAAGTTGCCATTATACTTTTATTTTAGATTTATACATTAATAAATATGTGTTTAGTTAAGACCAATATACATTGCTGTTGAAGTAAAAATAATTCCTCCTATATCTGCACTTCCTATAGGGTCAGCAGATTGAGTTGTAAATTGAATTACACTTTGACTTACAGTTAATACGGGTTGTTGTGTTGTTAGATTTCGTACTACAAATTTATTAGTATTAATTGTAGTATCCCCACTGCTTGATATATTAAAATAAGTAGTACTTCCGGATTTGATTAAAAATAAATCATTTGCTCCTAACCCGACACTTGCTGTTATACTACCAGTTGTTATTTGAAATAGAGATAAACCAGCAACATTGGCAGCAGTAACATAAGATGCTGTTACAGCATTTTGTGCCCAACTGGCAGTTCCAAGTAATGAACCTGTAAATGAACCAAAAAATGAACCAGAAGTAGAGCCGATTGTAACAACTTGTTCACCAGCAGAACCAGATTTTTTTATAAAGATTAAACCGTCGTATGTGTTGAGAGCTATCTCACCAAAATCAAGTGATGATGTACTTGGGATTCTACCCGGTACCGCAGAGCGGCGCAGTTTTAGAAATTGATTAGCCATCTTTTAGTATATACTAACGGTTACAGCTATATATATAGCCATTAATAAATATTAACATGTTACAAGTCCGGCACTGTATTGAGCAACAGCATAAATAGTAGTACCAGAAGTAATAGTTTGAGAGAAAGTAGTTGTTCTACCACAAAGTATAAAGCTAGTAGCACCACACTGAGTACCATTACCTGCTGAGAACCTGATATTTCCATCACTTGTATTTGTTAATCCTACTTCAAGAGTAGCTCCACTAGATATGCCACTAACAGTACCTATAAGTGTTTCATTACATGCTGAACTTGGTGGGTTTGTTCTTGTTCCTAATAATACCCAGGAACCACCATTTATTCTATAGTAAACTCTTACACTTGCTGGTGAATTAGTTCCTTGAACTCCAACTCGTATGTCAGCACTATATACAACAGTTGTTGTTGTAGTTGTAGTACTTGTAGTTGTAGTAGTACAGTTTACAACTACACCAGTATTTTGAACAGTAGTTGTAGGAGTAGAATCTCTAACAGCAGTATACCAAGTTCCATTTGCTATGCTAGTCCAATTATAAGAAGTAGCACCTGAACTAAGTATTACTCTAGTTCCTGTACCAGAACCGGCACCACCACCAATTAAGTTAGCAACGTTAGCTTGTGAATTATCAATTGCTGCTGTATGATAAGTTCCACTACCACCACTAAAGCTTGATGTGAATCCTCCTACTGTACCACTACAAGTAACAGCACTATTAACTATTGTTAATGGTGGTTGAGTTGTAGTAGTAGTTGTTGTTCCACAAGATGGATTTACAGCAAATAAATAATTCCCAACAGCTACAGTTTCATCCCAAGCAATCACATGCAATATAGTTGAAGTTGAAGCTAAATTGAAACTATAAAATTGTGAACCAGCAGATGTAAAAGTACCATTAAATACAGGAGTACCAGTTAATGTTCCTAAATTAGTAAACGGATAAGAACCAGTGTATATATGACATTTAATAGTATTACCTGGGTTGGTAGGCATTGTCATTTGAGTTGTAGAGGTTGACCCTACTACTCCTGTTACTTCGTATCTAACATAAGAATAATATGCTCCTAAATTAAGATTAAGTGGGTTTCCACATGCTTTATTAGTAACATGATCATAGCTATACCATTCACTTATACCTGCAGGAAGTAAAGAACTTGGTTTAGTTAATGAGCTTTGATTTATAGGAGTATATCCTGATGTTCGGTTAGCGCCACTTCCTGACATTGAACCTAAAAAAGTTAAGCTTAAATCAGACGTCTTTCCACCATTTTGGAGTTCGGTTCTAATCATACTCATCGATATAGGTCCACTAGCAGGTAATGCCATTATTGTTGGTTGTAAAGTGCTACTTTATATTGTCTGCCTGTAATATCTTCATTTTGCAATATCAGTGCCTGATTTATTGCTTCTTGTTCTGTTGGATAGATATATTCTGGGTCATTAGGATCTAATTTTGCAACCCAAATTTGATCATTTCCAGGAATAAATTGTTTTAAAACAATGTACATAATCTAAGTTTTATTCTATTGTAGTAGTTGTTGTAGTTGTGCTAGTTGTAATTTCTTCTATAGTTGTTGTAGTTGTTGTTGTGCTAGTAGTTAACCAAGGTGCTTGTTGCAATAATACAGGTGGATTGATTTGGGTTTCTATATTTTGGATTAAACTAGCTGTAAGATTATTATATTGTTCTTCTCCCATAGAAGAAGTAACCCAACCATAAACAGTATCAAATGTTAATTCATTAAAAGGAATAAATACTGATTCCGAGGTGTATTCTACGTGTTGGGTTCCTATTACTCTAGATGAGTAAGAGCCTGTTTCAGCATTTACTTGCCAATGTACTAAGAATACTACATCTGTTTGTCCCGATGCTGTAGGATACGATTCTAGTGGATTAAAGTTCCAATTGTAAATAAGTTCCATTACTATTTGTTTTCTGTTAAATAATTAATTTGTTGCTGTAAATTTTCTATTTGTTTTTGTTGTTCTTTTATTGCTTCAACTAATAAAGCAGTTATACTTTTATCTCTTAAAGAGAATAATCCATTTTCATTTTCTCTAACTAATTCAGGGATGATTTCTTTTACTTCTTGAGCTATAAATCCAATGTCATCTGTTATGCCTGTCATTTTATTTACTTCTGTATCTTCTTTCCAAGTGAAAGATACACCTTGAAGCTTTGTAATCTTATCTAAAGATCCTGTTAGTGGTTTAATATTTGTTTTAAGATTAATATCCGAAGGTGAACCATAAGCTACTACGTCTCCGGTAACAGTAACTGTGCCTGTAGCATCTTGTATAGAAAATAAATCAGTTATAGTACCTGCAACATTTTTAGCAATTCTAAATTGCCAACCGGTATTATCGGCTCCAAATAATAGTCTACCTGATGTAGGAGAAGAAGAAGCACCACCTACAAGCTGTACAGTTCCAATACTACCAGTAGTAGTTCCAATAATAACACCTTGTGCATTATTGTTATTAATATGTAATGAAGATGAAGGTGTTATAGTACCTATACCAACATTTCCACTTGTTCTTTGTGTTATAGCAGGATTTAATGCATATAGGGCACTTAATCCATAGTTTGCAGATGTTGTTTGAGTAAAACTCCATCCACTTGAATAATCTGTACCAGGATATAATGTTACTATACAATCTACTGTAAATCTATAAAAATAATTTGAATCTGAAAGACCTCCAAATGCTATATAAACATATCCACTAGCATCTTTACCCAAGTATTTTATTAACCCATCATTACCGCTATCTACTATACTATAATTTGTAGGAGCCGGAGGAATATTATAGTCATAAAATACAACTTTAAAATCAACTACAGAATTTGCTCCATATCCATATCCTTTTACATTAATTATTACCATTTCAAATGAGGTACCTATAAGAAATGGCGTTTTAATTAAATATCCTCCTGTTCCAGTACCATTTAATGCATAATTAACAACATTTTTATATTCAGTAACATTTCCATTCTTTTGAGATAGACTTCCTGATACTTGTAATTTAGTAAATGGGTTTGTAGTATTTATACCAACATTACCACTACCATTCATTGTTACTCTCTGCGCAGTAGAAAAATTATCATAAATGGCAAAATTACTACTTGCATCTATACCTAAACCATATGTTATTGAAGTCTGAGTAGATGCTTGAAGTGTTATAGCATTATTATTTGCTGTAATTGTATCAATTTGTACTTTACCTGTTGTTGGTGTTGTAGTTCCTATACCAACATTTCCAGTATTATTTATTAGAACTTTTATACCTGATGTACTACCAGCAGGATAAAATGATATACCAGCATTCGATCCTGATACTCCAACGATTGTTGGTACTCCAGCTCCGTATGTATTTCCCCAACTAAGATTATATCCACTTCTTAAGATTATACTTCCAACAACATCTAGCGCATCTCTTGGTGTTGTAGTACCTATACCTACTCTTCTAGAATTATCAATAAATAAAGAAGCACTTTGAGCATAATATGGTAAACCATTTGTTGTTGGATCATATCCTATTTGATATCCACTAGTAGTACCCCCATTATAAGCCATGCCAGCAAACCATCTAATATTAGAGTCTGCAGTAGTCATATGAATACCTCTGGCTCTGACATCAGTATTTGATCTTAATTCTATAAGAGTAGCTGTAGCTGGAGTACTCCCAGTTTTGTTACCTTCAATATAGAGTGTTGGGTAACTATCTGAACCATCCTGGGATTCAATTCGTACCATGGTTGCGCCAGAGCCTGTTATATTTAGACTGCCAGTTAAAATTACACTACCTGTTACTCGTAAAGATCCAGAAATTAATTGATTACCTCTAAATGTATTTGATCCTGTAGTTGCAAATATAGTACTGTCTAACCCATCAAATAAAGTGGCATTTGAAGCAAAGGCGGCAGTAACTGCGTTTGATGCACTTTGTGCCCAACTTGCAGTTCCTAATAGAGAACCAGTAAATGATCCTGTATATGAACCTGTAAATGAGGAAGCACTAACAGCTCCTAATATATTTAAACTACCAGTTAAGGTTGCACTACCTGTTACTCGTAAAGAACCAGTATTAACTTGATCTCCCACCACTGTTAATTCAATACCTGCAGATCCAGACATTATAACAGAACCAGTTATGGTTTGATTACCATTAAATGAGTTAGAACCTGTGGTTGCAAATGAGGATGTTTTAGCATTCAGTGATGCAGTATACGATAATATAGATGCACTAAATGAATTTATTGAGGATGTATAAGTATTAAATGAACTAGTTAGTACAAATACAGTTGAATCTAGTCCATCTAATAAATTAGAATTATCAGCATATGATGCTGTAATAGCTCTAGATGCACTTTGTGCCCACGACGCAGTACCTATTAATGATCCTGTAAAAGAACCTGTGTGTGATCCTGTTATTCCAGCACCAATAACATTTAAACTACCAGTTATACTAACACTACCAGTAAATTGATGTGTATTAGATATTAAACTGCCGAAGCGAGTAGAACCAGTAACAAAATTAATTGATGATGTAATAGTTTGAGCAACTATTGTTTGAGCGGTTAATGTGCCTCTTACAGTAAAGTTATCAGCAGACGACGCTGTTGATGCAAATGAAGCACTTGTAGCAAACGAGGCACTTGTAGAGCCACTAGCATAGGAAGCACTTATAGCAAATGCGGTAAATGATGCACTTGTAGCAAACGAGGCACTAGTTGAGCCGGAAGCATATGATGCACTTCTAGCAAATGCTGTGAATGATGCGCTTATAGCCCATGATGAAGTTCCTAATAATGATCCCGTAATTGTTGGAGCATTTAAAGACCCAGTAAGAGTAATAGAACCAGTAACATTAATAGATCCTGTAAAATCAAAAGCATCTGCTCTAATTATAAAATCATTAGCAGATGAAGCAGTTAAAGCATTTCCTGCCCAACTTGCAGTACCTAATAAAGAGCCTGTTAGAGAACCAGTATATGATCCTGTAAAAGAGCCTGTGTAGGACCCAGTAAATGAAGATGCACTTACTGTACCTAATATTCCTAAACTACCTGTTAAGGCTGCACTACCCGTTACTCGTAAAGAACCAGATAATGTTGTATCACCAGACACATGAAGGCGAACAGTAGGAATTGTAACCCCCACACCGAGATTTCCAGTGTTGTCTAAAATCATTTTCTGGCTTAGAGAAGCAGAAACCCCTATATTTAGGTCTTGAGAAGCTCCAGTATACCACCTAAATGTACTATCAGCAACAAATGCTGATCTAGCTGCTGATACAGATGATGTTATAGATGAAATAAAATTATTAAAAGAACTACTAGGATATATAGCATACCCAATTACAGGTCCTCCTGAAGATTGGTTACTTCCAAAAGTGGTTAAATGTCCTAGATTAGGGAAATATTTTCCTACTAATATTGCATTTCCATCAACTGATGAACTGGTTCCTCCAATTATTAATCCATTAACATCTAATTTTGACAAAGGAGATGTTGTACCTATACCAACATTCCCTCCATTTAGAAAGCTAGTTCCGTTTGATAAAAGATGTACACTAGTACTTAATCTTATTATTTCACTTACTTCTAGACTTCCAGTTACTATAATTGAGCCAGATAAATTAATAGAACCCGTATTAACGGTATTAGTAATAATAAATTCTGATATAGTATCTACTCCACTGCCTGATTTTCGTAAAAAGGCTTTACCATCATTAACGTTAATTGCTATTTCACCTAATGCATCTAAATTAGATGTTGTTGGTTTAGAACCGAGAGTATAACTTCTTTTATGTAGTATTTTATCTGGCATATTCAATAAATATTTTGGTATTGAGCCATTTTAATTTAAGATTAAACTTGAGGACATTGAGCTGCGCTACAATTTGCAACAAGAGTATAAGTACCTGGGGAGCTAGTTGAGGTTCCAAAAGCAGAATTGACTGTGAAACATCCATTAGGTCCAGAATATACAGATCCTACTTCTAATCCTACTGCTACAACTGTGGCTCCTTGTGTAGAACCAGGGCAAGCTGTAACTGACCATCTTGGGTATGTAGGTGCTGCTGTTGTAGTGGTTGTAGTAGTACTAGTTGTAGTAGTACAAGCTGTAGGAGTAGTTACTAGTACAGGAGCTGAATCAGTTCCATTTGAATCTGACATGGCTATATAGAAGTTAGTATTAACTGCTAAATTAGTAAATGTATATGATGTTAAACCAGTTAGACTAAATCTTGTTCCACCAACTCCGTTAACAGCATTCATAACATTAGGTTCAGAAGAACCACTAGCAATCCAGCTATAAGTACCCGTACCACCAGCAAAATTATTTACTACTATTTGTGCTGTTGATCCATTACAACTTGGTGTAGCTGTAAATGTAATTGGGGCTAATGTAGTAGTTGTAGTAGTAGTTGTGGTTGTAGGACAAGATCCAAGTCCAGTTGCGGAAACAGCCCATTGAGTTCCTCCAGGGTTGGAAGAATTTGTAGCTGTTACTCTAAAATATAAAATACTACCACCAGTACCATAAGATACTATATCATTAATATTAAAAGTTCCTGTATTGTAATTAATGGAATAATTTATAACTAAATTATCACATCTTTCAAGAGTATACCATACTTGAACTCCAGTTGTTGTAGTGGTTGTTGTTGATGTAGTAGTAGTTGTAGGTGTACTATTATAAAAATTTCCTCTTCCGTTACCTGTTACTACTCTAAATCTAGAAATGTTATTTCCTGTTATGTATCTAAATCGTCCTGGCATTAGTAGAGTCCTCCGTCTATAAAACTTGCTGTTAATGAATATGATGCGCTAGTAGATCCACTAGCATATGATGAACTTAATATACTATCTGCTCCAAAAGGGCCCCAAACATTTGATGAAGTTACAAATGAGGCCGTACCTGATTGGGTTGGAGTAGGTGCCCATGATGCTGATACGGCCCAGCTAGAGGTTCCATATAATGATCCAATTATACTACCACTTACATCTAAAGAGCCTGTTATAATAGTTGACCCTGTTATTGCAACAGATCCAGTAAATTCAAATGCATCTGCTCTAATAATAAAGTCGTCTGCTGATGATGCTGTTAAAGCATTAGCAGCCCAACTAGAAGTTCCTGTTAGTGAACCTGAAAAAGATCCAGTTCCTTTTAAAGTAAGTCCATCATATGTTAATATAGGAACTCCTTCAAATAACCCAGCATTGTTGTATTGTATTTGAGTATTTATTCCTCCTGGGGTACCACCACCACCTCCACCTCCTTCTATATAAGAAGCTGTTAATGCATAGCTAGCAGAAGTAGCGCTATCAGCATTAGCTGCATTTCTAGCATATATTGCTACCTCTGCTTGAGAAGCAGATAATGCACTATTTGTAAGACTTGCTCTAGTAGCAAAATCAGCATTAACAGCATTTAATGCTCTTAAAGCATGAGATGATGAATCAGCATTATATGCTAAATTAGCTACATCTGTACGAAAAGCGTAAGAGGCTGTAGTAGCTCTAGCTGTTCTTTCAACGTATGAGGCTGTAATAGCATTAGTAGAATTAATTGATGTTATAGCAAATGAAGCAGAAACCGCATCTTGAGTATTAGTTGCATAAGCAGCACTAGTAGCCGTTGTAGCAGTATTAGCAAACAAAGAAGATGTTGCTGTTCCTGCTGTAGTTGCTCTAGTAGCATTATTTGCTATGTTAGAAAAAGAAGCATAAGATGCACTTTGTGCTAGTAAAACATATGATGCTGTATTTGCACTTTGTGCTAATAAAACATATGAAGCAGTAGCAGCAGCAGTAGCATTTGCAGCGTATGATGCACTAATAGCACTATTAGCTGTTGTAGCAAATAATGATGATGTTGCGATACCAGCAGTAATAGCATGAACAGAATTAATTGTATTTAGAGCATTTAATGCATATGATGCACTATTAGCTAAAAGTATATATGATGCAGTATCAGCATTTTTAACAGTAGCTACATAAGAAGCAGTATCAGCTGTAGTTGATCTAGTTGCGAATGAAGCATTAGTAGCAATAGTTGCCCTGTCTGCAAATAAAGAAGATGTAGCTATACCAGCAGTAGAGGCTCTATCAGCAGTAATAGCAGTTTCAGCACCTACAGCGTGTGATGCACTAATAGCTTGCAGAATATATGATGCACTAACAGCATTTCTAGTATAAGATGCTGTTATAGAATATGAAGCAGAAATTGAATTATTAGCAAACGAAGCAGTACTAACAAAACTAGCTGTGTTAGCAGTAGTTGCTACATCTGCTGTTAAAGCGTTATTAGCTATAAGAGCTAAATTAGATAAATTAGCATTAACAGCATAAGATGCTGTTGTTGTATTTTGAGCATTAGTTGCAAAAGAAGCACTAATTGCTGTAGAAGTATTTATAGCTGTTGTAGCAAATGAAGCGCTAATAGCAGTTCCTGCGTTAGTAGCGTAGGAAGCACTAGTAGCATTAGTAGCTGTGTTTGCAAACAAAGATGAAGTTGCAATACCTGCTGTATTTGCTCTTAAAGCAACATTAGCATTACCTGCATTTAAGGCATAAGATGCACTAGTTGCTAATAAAACATAAGATGCACTAACTGCACCTCCAGCATTCAGTGCATATGAAGCAGATACTGAGGAAGGGGCAGATAGGGCTATTGCTGCTATATTAGCAAACGAAGCACTAATAGCACGGCTCGAGCTAATAGCATGACCCGCATCAATAGCATAAGTTGCTATATTTGCTGTAGTAGATGTTTGGGATAAAATAGCGTAACTAGCAGTTGCCGCGTATGAAGATGAAATCCCCCCTGCTCCTACTACATTTAAAGCCCAAGATGCAGTACCTTCTGTTGGTGTTAAATAATCAGTTCCAGGAGTAGCAGCTAATAATGAGGTGCCATCTCCTTTAATAATCCCAGAAACTGTGGTGGAAAGTGTAATTGTAGGAGTAGTAGTACTAGTGGTACTACCCGCAAATCCATTTAATGAGGCTATAGATAAGCTGCGTAAGGCATCACCTGCTACTTCAACAACTGTTTGAACACCATTGACTTCTTTTTTTAAGTATACCTTACCATCGTAGGTATTAAGTGCTAATTCACCCAGTTCTATAGTGTAAGAAGCAGGAACTTGTCCAGGTGTAGAACTATTTTTTAATATAATATTAAAGGGCATACTCTATCTATAGGGGTTAATTACCTATAAATATTTAATAATCACCTAGGTCTAGCGTATTAAAACTACCACTGTCACCAAATGAATCAATACCTTGAATTGTAAACGAACCTGTTTGAGTTGGAGTAGAAACGACTTCTGCTGAACCTGATATTATAAGGTTATTATTAGTACTATTATAAGATAAATTAGATAATATTTGTTCTAGTCTTAAACGAGCCATTATTAATTGAATTTACCTACTGCTGCAACTTCATCAGTAGAAATTAATGAATATCCTATAGAGGCAGTATTAAATGTAAGCGTTACATTTCCACTACCAGAATCCAATGTTACATATGATGATGGTATATTTTGACCATTTATGTAGAAATAAAAATTAGAAACAGATGTTGGTGGAAGTAAGGATCCTGATGTTGGTTGTGCAACTGAGGCTCCTGTAAATATTGCTGTATTTGCTGTTACTGTGTTTGCAATTTTTGTTACGTTTATATTTAGATAACTTCCATCAATTAGACTTCCAGATATTACTGTTATATTAGTAGTATTATTATTGGTAATATTGCTAATATTAGCACCACCTCCAACAAACGATGTATTTCCTGCTCCTTGAGAAGCGGCAATTTGAGAACTTGCTACAAATGTTTCATTAGCATTACCTACAACTTCAACACCAAATACAACTTGTGATGGTGAATAGAACATATTTGTAGCTGCAGCTTTAGCATTTATACTATCCGCTATTAAATAACCATTTAAAGATATTGTAAAATTAGTTTTTGCTACTCTATCACCATCTTGTTCAATAAGATTAGCAACAGTAAATGTATCTATTTTAGTTCTAAAATGAAATTTTTTAAAATTACCCCAATATGCATCAGAAGCAAATTCAATTGCTTCAATCAATTTATTATTTTGTTCTACAAAATTTGTAAATAAAACACATTCATATGTTACAGTAACATAATCTGGGACTACAGATACATAGTATTGTTTAGCAGGTATTGTGTTCGTTAGTATGTCAAATTTATTGTAGAAATTTTTTTTATTGTATCTTGTTTCAAACACATTAAATAAATGTGCTTCGTTACCATCTAATTTATTACCTAATGTTCTATTTTTTTCAACACTAGTACGTTTATACATGATTATGGGAGCCATTATCTTACCGTTATGATCACGGTAAAATCCATCATTTTGAATTAGTTTCCACTTTTCAGCATCACCATATATTACAGGAACTTTTATTCTAACTCCATTTTGTATAACACTAGGTTGAATTGTGTTATCAAAATAATATTGTATTGCTTCATCTATATCTAATAATCCAATAGATATATCTTTTATTTTATCATTTTTACGAGATACATCTCGACCTCTATTTTGTGAAAAAACCGTACCTTCTTCACTAGAAGGTTTACCTACATTTGTAATGTATGCTTCAATTTGAGATTGTTCAACTTGAACTATATTACGTGGTATGGGTTTTAAATCACGTGGCATTATATTCTACCGCTTTTTTTAAGTTCAATAGTTTTATCAAGAGCATTCATTGCTCTATAAAGCCTATTATAAAGTTTGTTGATTTCCCTTGCTATCATTTTAATATCATCATCTGGGTAGAAAGTAAACATATCATATTCTTGTTTACTTTTAATTATATCTTTTTTAATTTGGTCCATTTTAGGTAAATTAATTACCTGAGATGAACTAGATCCTGGGCGGGAAGGATCATCTATTGGAACTAGTATTGATCCATCTTTAAATAGCTTACGCAATTCCTCAGGAGTAAGATCGGCAACAGTTATTTCTTTTCCTGGTTGTCTCTCCTCATTTAGTTCTTTTAAAATATCTGTTAGTTTCATATTATAATCTATCTTGAGTTATACCTAGTTTTTCGGCGCGTGTAAAATGTCCTTTACATATAATTGAAATAGAAAGACCAAAATCATCATTATCAGTTGAATATGAATAACTTGGATCTTTACCTACAAAATAATCATTTTCTACTACTGAATCTAGTTCATAGTAATCATTATTCCATAATAATATATCTCCTACTTCTGGATAGATGCCATATTGGAATCCTTTTCCTCCCTCTGGTTGTTCGATTGATAAGTTAAGACCTGCTAAATCGTCTCTTAAAAATCTAAAAGTTAAATCACGATTAACATCAGGACCTGTACTATCAGTAACCCATGTTTGAGCATTTACTTCTATTAAGCAATTTACTAAAACAGGGTCATAGAATATTTTAGTACCGTTTGCTTCACCATACACGTTAGTTTTAGTTTTTTCTAAACTAATTTTATAATAACCAACTTGTTGTTCAATAATGTTATTGATTAACTCGCGGTTAATATGTCTAATTAAACTAGCATCTCTAGATGTACCGAATAAACTCATTAGTATGATCCCACTTTAATAATTGTTGGATAACGAGGTATAAATTGAAGCAAACCAGGAACTTTATTCTTAGTTACTGCATTTATACCAATGTCTTTAATTGATGATTTTGCATCTCCTCTACCAATATATTTCATTCTAAGTAGAGAATATTCATATCTATCTGTTGCTTTATTATCTAAGAAATCACTTTGTTCAATATTCACCGTTACAACTCCGTCTAATGCTCTAATCTCATTATAAACTTCTACCTTATTTTGTTGGGCTTCAGTTTTAATTAAAACATCACATCTGAATATTGTGATTCCTTCTTGTAATAATATTCTACTAAATGATATCATTAAAAAATATAAATTGGGAGTGGTACACTATTTAATTGCTTTTGTAGAAAATCAACTTCATTTGCTTGTTGTTCAAGCTGTGCTTTACGAGATGTTACATCTAACATAGCACGAAGTTGTTCTAACAATGCTTGCTTTTCTGATCTAGCATCAGCTAATAAATCAGATTGATTTAAGGTTACTTCAGCACCTGGAATAGGGATTTGTGAGTATTTTCCTCTAATGTATGCTAAAGTTTCTTTAGCTAATGCTAAAGCATATTGCCTAATCCATTGTTTACCAACTGAATTTATTTGAGCGTAGATTGGGTTTTGGTAAGGTACATTAGATACATTAGTAACTATATTTCCTCTACCATCAACTACTGGGTTATTTCTTTCATCAGTTAGTATATAGTGGAAAAATATTCTATGAGCATATGCTGTACTAGTTGGAATAGGGAATATTCTTAATTTATTATTTACTAAATCAAATGAATATGCTGATTTTCTTATTTGATCATTAAATTCAATTGCTTGAATTTTCTGTACGTCAAAATAAATTGGCATTAATAAGAAGTTAATACCAGGAGAGAATTGACCAAATCCAAATGTTTCAAGTAATGATTGAATACCAGTACCTGTACCTGCGTACGGATCAAAATATCTTATAATTGCCGGTGGTGATTCATAGAATACTCTTTTAATTTCAATAGAACCGGTTACACCAGAAGAAGAGATTGCTGCTTGTAAATCATAGTCTTGCACACCAGAAATTGTATCAACAGAACCAGTATATATATTAATAGTTCCACCTGTTCCTGCTTCAGAAGCATACATTTCAGAAATACGAATTATATTACCCATATTTGGGGTAACTAATTTATTACTTAAATTAGAACCAGTTGTACTACCTTCTAAATTAAGATAATTCTCACGTATTTTCCATTGATAAACTTCATTACCATATGTAGTAACTGCTTCTTCAAAAGCAGCATAAAATGAACCTGATTGTAATTCAATTTCAACTACAGGATAACCTAAACGAGTGGCACACCATTTTGCTACGTCATCAGCTGACGCTGAAAAGTCAGCATCAGTATCATAGAACCCAAATGGGGTTGACCCAGTAGTAAAATTTGATGTACCGTTCCAGATTGCGATATTAGCCATTAAGTAGTATTTAACACGTATAAATATGTTAGATGCTACTTTCCATATTCATACTCAAGTATTTTACCAACTAAAT